CCAGCGACAGGAGGTTCATCTCAGTGGACAACAGGTGCTAATAATTTTATATATTATAACACTTCAAACGTTGGGATAGGAGCAACAAACCCATCAAGTAAATTACACGTATATGATGATGTATACGAAACTACAAAGTTAATAGTTCAAAATAATAATGCTGCAGCATTAATTCCTTCATTAAATATTAGTTCATCTCCTGTAGCTCCATTATCAGGTAATATAGGGAATGACAGATATTATATTTATACATCAGGAACTTACACATTAACAATTCCTACAGGTGGTGCTATTTGTGATATATTTATGATTGGTGGAGGAGGAGGGGCTGGTAATAATTGTGGTGGTGGAGGTGGTGCTGGTGCTTGTATTGTTGCTATCGGTCAAACAATTAATGCTGGTAGTTATACAATATCAGTAGGTTCAGGAGGAGCAGGTGGTATATCAAATAATGCTAATGGAACAAATGGAGGCGATAGTTCAATAGGTTCTTTATATGTAGCAAAGGGAGGTGGGGCAGGTTCTGGAGGGGCTAATACTGCAACATCAGGCGGTTGTGGAGGTGGTGCTTGTGGAGGAAATGGTGCTTTCAGTGGTATTATAGCACCAAGTAGTTTAAACGTAGTTAATGGTACTACTAATGTAGCACCTACAACTACTACAACATATGCAGTTTTAGGAACATCTGGCGGTAATGCACAGACTTTAAAGGGTGGTGGCGGTGGTGGTAGTGGGGCTAATGGAACAAATGCTACAACAGGATTAGCGGGACCAGGAGGTAATGGAGTATATCAAGTAGTAATTAATTCATTTACTTATAATTTAAGAACTTATTTTACCAATAATGGAACATTTGGAGTTCAAGATGGAACAACAGGCAATTATTTTATAGGAGGTGGCGGAGGGGCTGGAGGATACAATTTAGGAACATCAGTAGCAGGTGGTAAAGGGGGTGGTGGTAATGGAAGTGATGGAAATGGAACAAATGGAGTAGCTGCAACAGCAAATACTGGAGGAGGCGGAGGTAGTGGTGGTGGTAATTATGGTCAAGGAGGTTCTGGAGGTTCTGGGTTAGTTATAATAAGGCAACGTATCTTAACGTCATCTACTGCATCCATTGAATTAATAAGGGGTGTTTCAAGTGATAGTAATGTAGATTACAAAATAGGTAATTATGGAGGTGATTTTAAAATTATATCTTCTTCTTCCAATATTGATACAGAATATGTTAGAATTACTTCAGCAGGGGCTATATCTAATCCTTCAGGAACAACAAGTTGGACAACAACATCTGATAGACGAATAAAGGAAAATATAGAAGATGCTTCATATGACAAATGCTATGATAATATTAATAACTTAGGGTTATATAGGTTTAATTACATAGAAGGGATTAATAATGTAAATAAGGATATTAAGCAGTTGGGATTTATAGCTCAGGAAGTTAAGGAAATATTTCCAAAATCAGTATTTCTAAATAATAATTATAATATCCCTGATTTACTAACAATAGATATTACTCAAATAAACTATACACTTTATGGTGCAGTAAAGAAATTAATAGAATTGAATGAAGATAATGAGGCAAGAATAAGAAGAGTGGAAACCTTATTAAATCTAGAGCCTTTGCAAATAGATACTAGCAACCTCTCAATAGATACAAGCAATATCTCAATTGATACCAGCAACCTCTCAATAGATACTAGCAACCTCCCAATAGACACAAGCAATATCTCAATAGATACTAGCAATATCTCAATAGATACAAGCAATATCTAATTTTTATAAAAAATGATTTAATAACCTGAATTTCATAATATTACAAAAATGAACACGGAGAAACCAGAAATTACGTTTGATGATAGATACGTGTTATCAAAAATAAAAGAGAAGAAGGTTTTGAAAAATGCCAGAATAATTCAAGAGCTTAAACAAATAGCACCGATGTTAAGCGGTGATGAATTATTACAATTATATACTAAATCAATCTCAATACATCAAAGTAAAATTCAAGAAAATGGGAATTTTCTCGAAAATGACATCTTAGTTAGCATTTTAGATAAAAGCAATATACCTTATAAAAAACAAATAACTATAAATAAATCAGGTATAATTGTAGGATTTAATGTAAAAAAAGAGAAGTGTTATCATATTATAGATTTTGTTATTGGAGAAAATATAGATGTAGGTAAATCAATAACAGATTACAAGGTTATTAGTTGTAAAACTACGTGCCGCGAAAGATGGACGCAAGACGATTGGAGTTATACGTTTGCACCAAAGTTATATATATTATTAACAATATCTGATGATTACCCACCAGCCCAACGATTTAGAGAAGATGCAAGAAGAAAAATAATTACTTGCCTTCCGAAGAAGAAAGATGATAGGTTGTGTAAATTAAATTTTGAAAATTTGATTGATGAATTACTGCGGGTATAAATATTTATTTATGTTCAAACCAATGAGTTCGGTAAATATGGTTGGTATTGTATTCCCCAATTGTTTCCATTGGTCTTTGCTATTTCCACATAACTTAAAATCTTTGTCAAATCCTTGCAATTTTAAGCAATCCTCTTTCGTTAATCTGTATTCTTCCCCATCCACGATATATCCGTCCCAATTGTGTTTATCATTAATTGGCGAATTTTTACCACCACATCTAATGGTATAAGCAGTCTTTTTTTCAAAGTTTTTACATAGAAACGTCGTTAATGTTGTCTCCTTTTTATATTCGTCAAAATCAAGTAATTTATCAATATGTTTAACATTCGCATTATCATTTCGAATACCTACAATGATTAAGCGTTTTCTCATTTGAGGTATTCCATAATCGCTGCATTTTATAACCTTGTAAGTGATTGAATAATTAGCAGTTTCAATATCTAGTTTTATTCTTTCGAATGTTTTACCCCCATTGTGATTTAACAATCCCTGAACATTTTCGAGAATAATAATGGTTGGTTTATGATATTCGACAAATTTCATTATGTTAAAGAATAACGTCCCGCGTTTATCATCAAACCCTTTATGTTTCCCGCATTGACTAAAAGGTTGGCAAGGAAATCCAGCGCATAATATATCATAATCAGGAATATTTTCGGGTTCTATTTCATTTATATCACCGAGAGGCAATAACCCATAATTTTCCTTATATGTTTCTTTAACCGCATTATCAATATCGCAAGACATTATGCATTCCCAATTTAATTTTTTAAATGAGTAATGAAAACTACCTATTCCGCAAAATAAATCTATAAATTTAATTTTCCTATCCTTTTTTATTTCTGGTATATCTTGTGTGAATTCTTTGCTATGTTTAGCCATTAACTATTCTTTAGTATTATTAATAATAATAATCATTTTTTATTATATCAAATCTTTCCGTTTTATATAAAAAATGATTTGCATATCTGTTTGGTATGATGTGTATTGTAAAAGGTTCGAGATATTCATTGTAATACTTGGTTAAATTTATATATGAGTTCCTGTTTTGATATGGACTTGGATCCTACAGAATTGTTGAAATCGTAAGTAATCTGCGATAATCTCCTTATATATTCAGGGGTTGCTAAGTATTCGCTTGTAAATTTGATAAAATAATGTGATTGAATACTTTTATTCTCAATAGTATCGTCGATTGCCCCCGCATTAACTCCTACGCGACGAAATGAAATATCTGGGCTTTCTGTTTTCTTAACAAATTCGAAGTTGGTTGGCTCTAATTTGTCTGCGACGAACCTATTCGTATCTCTTTTTTCCCATATTTGGAAGATGCACGGGACATTATGCTCTATGCCCTCAACCAAGAATGATTTATCTGGCAAGTCGATTTCACATAGAAGATGAAAATTTAATGGGAACCTTTGCTTTAGGCTATCCTTCTTGAAACTTTTAGGTAATATAAATGCTATCGTATCGCAAAATTCACAAGATTTCTTTATAAATTTGATTGCGAATGATGATTGGCGACCAAAAGGCGGGTTGCCCATAACGTGTATTTTACGATAGGCACTCTTAATAATACCATAGTCGTATTGTAAATAATCTTGCTTTATTATTTCGTCATTATCAGGCTCTATATCGTAAAATCTATAATTGCTTGTTAATGCTTTGATACCGCTAATAAATGCGCCGTTCCCTGCACTAGGTTCTACGATTAGGTCTTCGACGCTTAGCAGTATGTATTCTTTGAAGATATTCAAACACTGCTCGACTACAATGCCCTTTGTGTAATATTTATCAATTGTATTACGTTTTAACCCTTTCGACTGCTTAGCATCCATAGAAGGTATTATTAGGTATTCTTTAAGTTATTAAGATATTAAGATAATTATCATTTTTTTTTCTTTATTTATAGGGGTCAAATATATATTGTAGGATTACTTAGGTTGCTGGATGTAGCTATTGCGTCCGCGCGTCGTTTTTATGCAACCCTAATGCGTCTTTTGGGATGCGTTTTTTTCAATGCGTTGCTGCGTTAAAAATTTGTGGTAGTGAAAAATAGTATGCTTTAAAATATTGAGATTGCTTGTGGTAATGGTCTAAAACGACGCATCAATTACGCACGACGCATTGCGTTATTTTGCGTTAAAATCGCTAAAATCACTAAAATATACATCGGAATGATGTGGGTGATACTAAGTATTCTTAATTAAAAAATGTTATCCCAAATGGAGAAAATGTAGCCCCAAAATGGAGAAAATGTAAGCCCGCATAATTTTTAGAATGGCTTTAGGATTACTTTTTCTTGCTAGGTTTGCCCATTTTTACCTTTTATTTTTACTTTTTAGATTACTAAACTATTACCAGAATATACATTTATAAAACCTTGTAAAAAAACAAAATAGAAAACTTTTCAAATTCTCTGAAAGTTTTAGAAATACGCATAATGCGCAATGCGTTATTTTGCGTTCTTTGAAAAATTCTGGTAATAAAAAAGCATATAAATAATATTTTATAAGCGTATTATAGTAATGAGTAAAAACGACGCAGCAAAAACGCACTGCTGCGAATTTTGCAAATATGCTACAAATCGCAAATATGACTTAAAACGACACCAGAATGCTGTGCATCATACCACGCCTACGCGCGCGAACTTAAATAATATGAGTGAAAAAAATGTTATCCCAAATGAAAAAAATGTTATCCTAAATGAAAAAAATGTTATCCTAAATGAAAAAAATGTTATCCTAAATGAAAAAAATGTTATCCCTCTGAATATTTGTAAGAAATGTAATAAGATTTATAAAATTAAAAAAAGTTTAATAAGTCATGAATTAATTTGTAAAGGGATTGATGAATTAACTTGTCCGCGCTGTATGGTATCTTTTGCTACACGTCATAGCAAATCCAAGCATATCACAAATAACAAATGCAAACCTAGAAGTATCATACACGCACGAACACCTAATGCTGAGAATATTACTAATATAGATAATCAAAACATAGAAACACAGAATAATATAAATACTCAAAATAATAATAACAATACTATTATAGTAAATAATTATGGGAACGAACGTATGGATTATCTCGATTACGATAAGATGCTCGAAATCTTTAAGAGCGCTTATAATATACCAAGTATCTTAACAAAACATATACATTTTAACAAAGACTTCCCAGAGAACAATAATATAACTTGTAGCAATGATGATAAAAACTATTCTTTAGTAAAAATGAATGATGAATATATATTTAAAAACTTGAATAACCTAGTTTATGAACTAATAAAAGACAAAACTAGGCTGATGCATAATTTTGCTACAGGTAATAAAGAAAACATATGCGTTTCTATGGATACTCGAATATATGAGGATATTATTGAACTTCTATTGAAATTACTACTATTACAAGAGCCTTCTGAGCAATACAAGCATCAAGTAGGGATTATAAGAGATATGATAAAAAATAGTAATGTATTATGTAAGGTTGATTGATTAGGAATGTTAATAAGTTAATATTATTTTGAAAGATAAACTTTGTAAAATTCTAAAAAACTTTTGGGTTGTAGAAAAGATTAGGGGTTCCTTAAGTAGCAATGAAGAACCTATGTGTTTTATGGGATGTATGCTAGATATATGGAAGTTGTTGCAGAGTTTCTATTAAGATGTTTTGATGATTATAATAGATATGATAAAAAATAGTATTGAGTAGGGCAGTTATTTCTTAGTTGGTTTGTGTGGTTTGGGTTCCTTTGCTTTAGGGGTCTTAGTGGGTTCCTTTGCTTTAGGGGTCTTAGTGGGTTCATTTTGTTTGGGGGTCTTAGTGGGTTCATTTTGTTTGGGTGTCTTAGTGGGTTCCTTCGCAGTTGGTTCTTTTGCTTTGGGGTCTTTAGTGGGGTTTTTTGCTTTGGGTGTCTTAGTGGGTTCCTTCGCTTTGGGGGTCTTAGTTGGTTCCTTCGCAGTTGGTTCATTTGCTTTGGGGGTCTTAGTTGGTTCCTTCGCAGTTGGTTCATTTGCTTTGGGTGTCTTAGTGGGTTCCTTCGCAGTTGGTTCATTTGCTTTGGGTGTCTTAGTGGGTTCCTTCGCTTTGGGTGTCTTAGTGGGTTTCTTCGCAGTGGGTTCATTTGCTTTAGGGTCTTTAGTTGTGAGTTTCTTTTTCATTGCTCCAGTGTTATTTATGTGTTCCTTTCTTTGTGATTTTCGTGGTTGTCCTCCTCCTGTCCATATTTTATCTTTCTTATTATTCATATATAGAACATTTAATAAATCATAACATTTAAAATTAAATTTATTTAAATTTGTTTGTAATATTGTAATTGTGCGGAATGCATTTGTTTTCAGACTATAACCAGTCATATCATTATCTCCATAACGTTTATTAACATTTTCTCTCATAATTTCGAATGTCCTGTTTGTATAGTCTCGATTATAATTTTCTAATAATAATAATTCACTTTCTATGTGAGTTATTGCATCAAAATTCAATATTTTAAATGCCTTATCAATAATGTAATCAAAATGTCCTTTTATTTTTTCCATATATTGTTCATTAGTGTAATATGTTGTTGCGTTACTTAATAAATAACTTTTAATTATTTTTATATAGTATATATAATTTTCTTTTAATGATTTAGCAGTATCTTTTTTTTTTTCATTGTTATCATCAATTTGAAGTTTATCAATATGGCTTGATAATTCACTATCATCACTTTGTATAGGGCGTAATGAGGCTGAAGAGTTTCGACTAACATTTAATGGGTTTTGTTTTTCTAACAGGTGGGGGGTGGATGGGTCTTGCTGAATATTCAAACCATTTGTGCTTTCTGGTTCTGGTCTTTTTAGGTCATCTTGTCCATTTTGGGTTTTCAATAAATCTATATAGTTTTCTATTTTAGGACGAAATAATTTAAACAATCTTATAAATTCATCACCAACATCATTAATCATACGAGCCCATTCATCTTTTTTATGTGAATCAATACCTTCAAACTGAAAAATAACGTGAACATATGTTTTAGCTTCTTTAATAATTTTTTCATCTGTTACGCTTGAAAGGAATGTTTCAATTTCTTTTATTTTCTGGATACTACTACTACTACGCGTATGCGTATCTAATATATCTAGTATTGTATCAATTTTATTAAACAAAATATTGTTTAAAGCATTTTTTAAATACAATTCATTTTCATCATTTTCATCTAAGTTGTCTCTAAATTCTTTATATTTTTTATATGTAGTATCATCTTCCGCTAGTTCTGTATTATCTCTAATTAGTATCATTAGGGTTGCCTTTGCAACTTCAAAAACACTTTCACCTTCATCTCCACCTTCTTCATCTGTTATATCTGGAAAAACACCCCTAACATATGTATCACCTGAAACTTTTGTGGGTTGATCTTTATCTTTATCTTTTATATGTAAGATAGGCGTTCTTTCAGGAAAATAAATATAAGTACTTTTTCTTTTAGTTTTGGAACGTTTTCTACCTTCATTCACAGGTTTAGCATCAGTTGTCAACAGGAGTAATGGTTTGGGTTCCTGCTGATCCTTAGCAGCATTTTGTTCAGTCTGTTGCAAACTCCTAGCATTAACATCTTTATCCCAACCTATATCTAATGATGTGGTTGGTATTTTAAGAGTATCTTTTGACCTTCCTCTAGTTCCTGTATTTCGATCATTGCCTTCATCACCTGCTCTTTCAATTTTGATATTAGATATTATTTCAACATCAGAAATATCTTTAAACTCGCTAAATAATTTATAAATTTTTAGGAACAAAATATTTTGAAATAATTTTTTTATATTATCTTGATCAATTATTATGGCACTATCAAATGCGTCTAGCCCATTTTTTATATCTTTTGCTTCACCTTTTGCTTCACCTTTTGCTTCACCTTTTGCTTCACCTTTTGCTTCACCTTTTGCTTCACCTTTTGCTTCACCTATTAATTTATTATAATTAGTTATAATTGATGTCTTATACATATTAATATAGTTTAATAAAGTTTTCAGGTCTTTATTATCAATACCTTGAATACCTTTGACAGCACCCTTTGCTTTGGCGGTTGTGCTCGTAGATTCTTGAATATGTACATTGCTTACATTCGCTTCTTCTTCATCATCGTCTTTAGTTTTTTCTAATATTTTTAATATTTTTCGTAATGCATCCTTTTTAATTGCTTTTTTAGCATTTGGTTGAAATGCCGTCGTAAACTCCCAATTACTTTCGATGACTATTTTATCTATTGCATAATATAAATTATTAAACATACCTTTAACAAAACTTTTTGCTTCATCAAATTTACTCTTATGATTTTTTACAAACTCTTCACAATATTGCTTAAAATTTTGAGTTTCCCCTCCTCCCCTCATTTTTCTACCACGTTTCCCAACAACCACCTTCCCATCACCCTTATCATTCTTACCAACATTGCCATCCTTTGCCTTCGCAACTCCTCTTGGCATATTACAATAATTCTAATATATATTAATATTATTATTATCAAAATTTGGTAGCTATTATACTAGTGAGTATCCATATGAATAGTGTGAATACGGATAATAGTTTGGACAGCTTGGTTCGCTCTTCTAATGTTAGCATCACAATGGGAGCAGTATCCCCAGTATCCTTAGTATCCTCATTGATATTAATGTTATTTTTATTTTTAATGTTGAGTATGATAGGGATTATTATGATAACTATAAGCAATAGCGAGTGAATTAATAAACGGGATATGCCATTCGTTCCCATATAAAAATAGTAGAAGAGTGAGCGAATATAATTAATAAAACCGCTAGTATCTATATATTTCGTGGTATATTTGTCATCTATATTAATAAAAAGCACAACAAACCAAAACAATACGAGGTATATGCATCCATAATATATGAAGCCGTCATAGAATGTCGTTATCAGGTTTATGTCAATACCACGTTGTATCATAGAAATCGCTACATATCTGATAAAGAAGGTCGCGATGATAAATACCAGCCTGTCTTCGAACTTTATCTCTAGCGCTTCTACAGGGTTCTTAGGGTCATTCTCAAACCCCCTTATTTTTGCGATGATGTCCTTGTAGTCTTCAGGTGTAGCAGCATCATTGCTAATCCTTTTATTATTAAATATATCGATATACGAGGCTAACTGCACAATCTTATTATTCGATGATTGGTCATTATATAGATTATCGCTATTGTCAGCTCTCATTTTTAATAATTCATTTAATTTTGCATCATCAATACCATCCTTGTATTTTTGCGTGTATAGATATTTTTGCTTTAATTCTTCTTCGTTATATGGGGTTTTAGGGACAGGTGTCGCTTCTGCTACTGGATCATCATCTATCTCTTCAGGAATGATTTCATATGTTGATGGCGATGATGAACGTGATGATGAAAGAGACAGCGAATTTATGTCATCACTATTATCTGAAGGTAATAATCTGGGTTTTAATGGTGGTAGGCTTCCTCTCATTCCATTAAAGGGTTCCGAATTTAACAAAGAAAAATTTAGACCATCCTCATTTCCTCTACCTCTACCTCTACTGCTACCGCTATCCATATATTATCTTAATATTACTAAAGTAATAAAATAAATAAAAATAATTCAATATTAAAGGAACATAGTCAACCATATAGGAATATATATAAGAAAAAAGGCAACCATAACTTTAAAAGATAATTTAATTGCATCCCACCAATAAACCTTTATGTATTCCATACACAATGGTAGTCCACCCATAAGTATTATTAATATTGCAACAAGAATTAAACAATAAAACACAAACACCACTATGTAATAGGCTTGTATGCTTCTTTTAATTTCTATTAATTTATTTTTTAATATATTCTTATCAGTATTATCCTTATTTTTTATTAACCCATATATATATTTTTTTATATATAAATTATTACTATTAGGTTCATTGTCATTAATTATTAAATTAAAAAGGTCGTCTATATAATTTTTATATTCGACTTTATTTTTTTCATCATTGTAATCAGCAGTCCTGAGTGTAAATATTTTTTCAATGTTGTCAATACCTTCATCCACATTTGTCTCTTTTGTGTATAATATCGCCTTAATAATCTTGATATCAATATTACCTTCCTTACTATCTTTAAAACTGCTAGGTAATTTTGATAATAAAATTACTGCAATATTATCTTTAATAGTATCAGAATACGTATTATTCTTATCTAACATATCTAATACGACACCTTTTAACTCTTTAAAAAAAAATTGTTTATCTTCTTTTTTCTTTATATGGTTGTGCAAAACCACGTAATTGAACAAATTATCTGAATTACTTAAATTTTTATTAGATGTTGTAGCCGTATAAGCTATAAATATAATAAGAATTAAGAAGTATGGTAATGTTTCAACACGAAGGATAATTTTATACTCTTTCTTTATTACTAATGCGATTAATCCAAAAAACACAATACAAATAAATATAATAGCCAAAGGCTTCTTTATATCAAATGCCAATAGATAATCTTCGACCGCCATAAAGTTATCTCTTTTTAAATATTCAAATATAGGTTGTTCTATAAGAGGGGCACCAGCGTCAACTGCAGTTTCATCTATATTAGCCTTATTATAATTAACACCCGCATTTATTAGCAATATTGTAGCGAACCCAAAGAATATATATGAAATGAATAATAATATATTGCTAGAGATATCATATAGATCATCCCACTTCTCTCCTCCTCGCATCATTTTATTTCCTCTTTTAAGCAATACCATCAAATGCCCTAATTTATACTTAATAAATATATATAAAATATATACACATATAAATATATATATGAAATATGATTGAATATAGCATTGAAGAATTAAAGTATTATTATAATAATTATCAAGAAGACACCTATCAAAATGATAAGGAATATATAGATAGTAATAGGCACGGCATCGAATACCTCGAGGATACCTTGACTGACCTAATAGACAATGATTACACAGGAAACAACATATACCACATATTCCCTATATTTGTATGCGCGGTAGCAACTAGTTTCTTCGCGAGCGCTTATATAGCCTTTGGATAATAACAAACAAACAAACAAACAAACAAACAAACAAATAAATCAAATATTATTATTTAAGTTTTAAAAACATATAATTTTTATATAAGGATGGCGAATAGTATTACCCCTGCTGGAACATCAAGGAGTATCTTTGGTATTTCAACAACCGACATTGTCACTGGTGGGAGCGTTACTGCATCGGCATTTTTAGGTATCGGGAAAAACATAACGAATATTAATGCGGATAATATAGTCGTAGGAAATATCGGGGTATCGCTAGGAGGCACTGGAAATAGCAACTTTATTGCCAACGGCATAGTATTTAACACGAATGACAATAGGCTGTCGAGCGACCGCAATTTACTATGGGCGGCGGATACCAAAATACTCAAAATAAATAATAGAGATTTTCTAAGTGATACTAGCAATTACGTTAAAAGCACCTCGAATAATTTACAACTTCTAATAAATAATAGCACGAATACAATATTTGAAGGTATCACCTCGAATATAACCATAACGACCACGAATACCAGCAATTACGTGTTATCTACAAGCAATATATTAATAAAATACATTAAGACAGAGCAAGCCAACAACATATTATATCCAGCGACCACAAGAGCGCTCGGTAGTGTGCAGATAGGCGATGGGCTCTACGTTAATAAGAAAGGGGTCGTTAGCATAACGCCAGAGATTATCAGCATTTTGCCCCCAATTGTTAAGAATACGACGACGCTATCTTTTACGCCCATTACAGGTTCCAGCTATAAGATTTGCAAGTTCTTGTATAATCCTGAGATTGGGACAACCTTCGACAGGGACAATCAGACTACCCTGATTTTGCCATCGTGGTATAAATTCTCAAGCAATCATCTTTTATCCGCTAGCTTACTTGATGCGAATAATTCTAATTATACTATGCGCACAATAGAAAATAAAGGATATCTTGGTAATGCCGATGATGCCTTTACGGCTTTAGAATTATACGGGGACACAAACATAAAACCGACCACTGAATTACTTGACATAGAATATACGCCGCTACAATCGACATATCTCGAGTTCAACTGCATATCCGAAGAGGCATCCTATGGTAAATTTGAGCGCAACTTCGATATCAATGATGTTTTCAAAGCGCAATCACAAGCGAAGATAACAATAAGTTTCTGGCTAAAGGTTAATTCTTGTAGCAATGATATAATAATTATAGAATTCACTAATAACGACCCTAAAAATCTTCGTAAATTAAGCATTACTTACATTGATATTAGTAATTCGCTACAATTTTTCGTAGATAAAGAGCGGAACCCCATATTCACAATAGATAATATAAAGAAGCGAAACTGGTATCATATACTATGGTCTATTGAGCAACGCACAAATGATTTCAGAATACAAGGATATATTAACAATGAACTAAAAATCACCACGACCATTATCAACGAATATTTGAAAGTTCTCGGGTTTTTCAGATATACTAAAAATACCATATCATCTGATACGAATACGTCAAATTACAATTTTAACATTTCAGATTTAAAGATGTATAACAAATTGCTTACGGATGACGAAAAGACTGAACTTTATAATGCTAACCGCTATACCCAATATTACGTGGATTTTAAAGATACAATCACATCAACAATATGCGATATTATAGCATATGGCGGGGGTGGCGGAGGCGGCTCTAATTATGGTGGCGGCGCAGGTAAGTTAATATATGTGAATGATGCCTACATAGCGGCTGGTGTTAAAAGCTTGAAAATTGGCAGAGGAGGCGGAGGGTATTACTCTAATATCGATTTCAGACAAGAGGCGCTTCTAGGCAACGACACAACTTTCGAATATTTGAAAGCAGATGGTGGAGGGTCGAGCAGTAATTATACAATCAACTACATATCTTCCAACATATCCATAAGTGGTATTCTAAGAACAAAAATAGAAACGTCAAACCTAACCTCGAATATGTTAGGCGGTAGCGGGTCAGGCAACAAGGGAGGCATAACGCCTTTTGTAATAACAAGCGATTTAAAGAATTTTGTAGGTAATACCTGCAATATTTATTACTATGGCAATAAAGGCGGGACGTATGGCGGTGGCGGAGCAGCCTCTGAGGGTTTCGGGTTAAATGGAGGCGCTGGGGTATCCGAGTTGATTATAGAGAATGGCAATGTAGATACAGAGACATATTTTAATTTTAAGAGCCCCGTAAATTTAAAAAGCGCCTTTAATCTAACCGACAGCAGCGTCGGCGAATTATATGATAGTAGTAATGTCTATATTGCGAGCGGCGGCGCAGGAATGAGCACATCCAACGTGTATGGTATTACACAGCTAGGTTATAATTCGCGTAATAGTGGAGCTGGTGGTAATTACGGGGAAAGCGGAAAGAACGGCGCAATCCTCATAAGGGTATTGTCGGTAATCGATAAAAATGTATTGCCGAAATTCTCGATAGATACCTCGAATTACGTATCGGCTTCAAGTAATAATATTATAGAATATATTAATACCATATCGAGCGTTAGCGGCGCATTACTATGGTCTAGAAGTGCAGACAATATATATTATAATTTAGGGAATGTCGGGATAGGCGCAAACCCTCTACAATTTAAATTAGAAGTTGCGGCGGGCACTGGGATGACTACGGATGAAACAATAGACTATGGAATAATGACTTCGAACAATTCGAACATTTTAATAAGTAGCAATGTAAATAATAATATATGCGCAAAGTTTAATTCAAGTATCTGGACATCTGGCAATGTAATCGCTAGTAGTGATGAGCGAATTAAAACGAATATAAGCGACCTCTTAGATGATAGCGCGCTGCAGATGATATTGAATATACAACCGAAAAAATATAATTACATCGATTGGCGTGGTAGAGGTGCGAACAACAAGAGCGACCTAGTATATGGGTTCTTAGCGCAGCAAATTAAGGGGGTCATACCTGATGCAGTCAAACTACAAACCGAGTTCATACCAAACATATTCGCGGTAGCCGACTATGACCCGCTTACAAACATAATAACATTTCAAGGTGCCGACATAGGAGCGTATAACAATATTAAGATATACAAAAAGGTTAAATGTTATGATATGCGTAATAATATAATAATTGTCGAGGTGATTGAAATAATAAACAGCAAATCTTTTAAAATCAAGGATATAACCTATGCGAATGATAAGATATTTGTGTATGGCACTGAAGTGAATGATTTCCACGCATTAAACAAGGAATATATTAATACGCTTAATGTATGCGCCGTTCAAGAGTTGCATCGTAAGATAGTATCACAACAGGATGAAATAAGGGATTTACAAGAAAAAGTGAATATCCTGATTGATTACATTGATTTCAGTAAGATGGCGACATTGCAAGATGATATTAATGAACTGAAGTCGCGCGTTGATTTAATAATTACTTATATGGATATGAGTAGGTAATAAAAGATAATATATACTTAGTATAAAAAGAACTTAGTAAATGGAATATGCTAGTAATACAATAGAGGCACAAACAATAGCAGCCTATGCCGCAACAAAAACCGAGAATGCCCTGCCTGATAATTACGTAGATGAAATGTCCCAAAATTGCACTGCTATTACTGCTTCGCCAATAGATTTATTATATTCCCCTATTGTTAGAGGTGGTCGTAAAATGAGTAGTTCTTGCGGGTGTAGCAGTATGACTGGCGGTAGCGGCGGTAGTGGTAGTGGTAGCGGCGGCAGCGAAAGCAACACAGGAATAATAGGAGGATGCTTTAATTGTAAGAAAGGCATCAAAAATATTATTTATATATATAGCACTATTCACATTATAATACCACGATTATATAGAAAATACAAGGCGAACCGCCCATCATCATCGTTGTCTTCGCTAAAAATAGCAAAGATATCTAAAGCAGCTACTGCAGCGAAAGCCGCTACTGCAGCGAAAGCTAAAGCAACAAGACCTGCTAAAGCAACAAGACCTGCTAAAGCGAAAGCAAAACCACTAAAGAAACCACAATAAGATACGCAATTGCGCGAAAATCAAGGCAAGTAATGCTCTTTGTTTTTTTCATAAGGTATATATTTATCGCTATTTATATACACCTTCTCTTTGCCTATCTTAGCATAGTTCGTAATAACCACGAGCATCTCTTTGGTTTTGCTACGGAACTCATCTAGCGATTTATCTATTTCACTTTGAGGGTCAAAGCCATATATATGCTTGAATTTGTTGGGTATCACAAATATCAATGAATAAAATATTTCGATAATATTATTTCTTATATCTGCGAATATCGGCAAATATGTATTAATATCATACCTGTCCGCTAACATATACATATAGATTTTCATTAATTTATCCATATTAATAATCATATTAGAATACCTAGTTTTATCAAATCTTTTAATAAACCTGATATTGAATAATATGTTCATAAACTCGCTATTTTTTACTAGAAACTTTGCTTTTTTGTTGTTCTTATTGATGTAAAAGTTAGCAGTGTCTAACTCGACGATATCTTTGACTTCGTCGCGTATCTTGTCTTCCTTCATAGTTATGTCGCCCTTGCTTTTAATGTCGTTCTCTTTGATATAGTTATTTATGTAGAAAAAAGCGATTATGATTATTATTATTGTTAATAATATAGCCGACTTGTTCTTGCTAAGTATATAGTATATAATCGCTAGTATAATAATAATATAGGAATATTTATTCAAAATCTCATTATATATCATATTTACATATCTATATTATATTATTTTATATTATAATATTTTATATCATATCATTTCATTTCATATAAAGATAGAGAAAAAAGAAGATGCGACAGACTATACACATCCTTTACATAGATACGCCGTCGATAAAATAGATAATAAATGATAAAAATATCAATATAATTCCCACATAAATTGTTCTGTTATTCTTTGTAAAAATATATAATAGTATGTATATGTAATTATTATTGTTAATATAATCTTTTTTACTATAGACATCGACGATATCGTTAATGATATCTATCATTGTCTGCAGCGTATTCTTATAAAGTTGCTTTATTGTCAGGTTATATACTGGTTTTATTTTAAGGGCATCTGGTATAGTATCAGGTAATGTTTCTAATAGGCTATTTATTTTCAATTCAATTTGCTTCTCGATATACTTCTCAATATCAGTTCCAGCACTTGCATCCTTGATAACTTCTTTGGTATTCGCGCTGGTATCGCTGGTTTCCTTGTCCATTTATTATAATATTATATAATTATTATTAGATAATGTCCATCATATCTATATTTGATATTAGATTACGTCGGCAGCAGTATCTTTTCAACCCGAGACTATCTAAGATTTTTCCAGTGTGTATTTTTTCAAAGTTTTTATAGGCGCTATCAACATCATTGGTTTCTTCTAGCTTATTCTTTTCTTTCTCATAATAATCTGAGATATCTGCCATTACTTTTCCACAGGTGAAGCATCTAATTGGTATAATCATCTTTTATATTCCTCTATATTTATTCTATATATTAGAATATATAATCATTTTTTATATATTTTACTGCGTAGTAAATTTATATAATATTATAATATTATATAATATTAAGAATAGTTAATAGTAATAATGTCATACGCACCCATATACAATAAACTTCGCGAACTCGAAGAAAGACTAGCAGTCGTAGAAGTGTCGCCTCCTAAGTCTGAAGTATCATCTTGGAATACCATAACGGATGCTTCGGTATCTGAGGTATCTGGATATGATAATTTAGGTGTGCTCTCTGAAATTGCTACTTTAAGAACCGATTTAGACAATCTATCAAAGGAGTGTGCTTTGAATTCCTCAGCAGTTAGCCTATTATCTACTGGTAATTCTACTAAGGACGCAGTTGATGTCTCTGCTCTCGCTGCTCTCGCTACTAAGGAGGAACTCGATGCCTTAGCAGCTAAGGGTGAAGCCTTTGCTCTTGCTACTAAGGATGAACTCGCCGCTCTCGCTACTAAAGATGAACTTGCCACTCTCGCTACTAAAGATGAACTTGCCACTCTTGCTACTAAGGATGAACTTGCCACTCTTGCTACTAAGGGCGATGTAGCAGACCTTAATACCAAGTTTGATAATGTAATCAATGTGCTTGCTCAACTAAATGAGAAGATAAACGACGCACACGCAAAGATTGCTGCTATCGCTGCTATCGCTGTTTCAGAATAAATGGGGACGGGCTAAGAATATTTAGGCTTAGACAGCATACATTCTGCAAGCAAATCTTGGTCATACTTGTAAATATTTATGGTATTACTTAAAATCTCATTATTTTTCATAATTGTATATCCCTTGCATTTCTTTAAGTTTGATAAAGACATATACATATATTCCTTTGCTTTCTTGTAATCTTTGTAATTATAATAGATTACTCCCATAATATTTTGAACATCAACGGAAGGTATATTTAGAGAATTCGCATATATATTCTCAGCATTCTTGATATCCTCTTCCGTTAGTTCAGTCTTTTCCGATATCTTCTTTAGCGCAATATAATTATTATTCAAAAATAAATAATTATTAGGATTTACTGAAGACGGATATACTCCCAACTTAGACCCTTCAAGGAATGTAATCTTGTTATAGGACATTGCCGTATATTTGTTCTCTTTGATGAACTTTGATATTGTCAATTTAATATTTAATTTAAAAGTATCAGTAATACTATACAACTTCTCACATAGCTCCCTGTTTCTGATAATATAACACGACTTAGAGATTATAATGTTATACAAGTCATCAATATTTATAAATTTCTCAGGATTATTAACGACATTCAAGCAGGTAAAAAGAATATCCCAGTCATTGTCGCTATTGCGATTACTAGCGCTGTCGCTAGGTCTGTCGCTAGCATTCAAATCGTCAATCAGTTCAATAATATTATTAATATAATCTTTCAAAATGAGAACATCATCCTCAATAATTAAATGCAGCTCATTAGGGTCATTGGTTTTAAAGTTCTCCAAAATATATTTATAAATATACCTGTGCTTCTCAAAGTTTGATATCTGGCATACATTGAGGGGCATTATTAGTTCATTATATATGTTGCTGGCATCTGCGAACTTGTCATAATTCACGCGGGAATTAAATGTAGAAATGTATTTATTGACGTGCTCCTTGCTAGGCTCTGAAATAATGTTAAGCTTTACCTCGATGTTTTTTTGCACACAGATATCTTTAATTAGTGAAATGGCGCTATTAATTGTCGTGTGCCTATTCTCCAGTTCTTCGCTATATACAATGTATATATTTAGTCTAATCATATTTATAAATAAATATCTTGTATTTTTTATATATATATTATACTCAATCTAATATTCGAGAAAAGGCAGATGTCCGCATATCCAGTATTTAAGTAAATACAGATGGTCGCGTATCAAAATGATTTTTTGCGATATCTTTCGGCGTATAATATATGCAGTGGGGCTTTCAGATAACAAAGAAACCTGTCTAGACATTTTATACTTATTATATATATATATATATATCATATATATATACTTAATTATTTGCGCCTCTCTTTTAGGTCATTTTTATGTAATATATATTTGTATAAATTATATATAATTTCATTAAAAAATGATTGGCTTTCATTCAAAAATAATCAAGAACATAGATAAAGATGAATGATGAGGCTTATAATGAATGTAAATTTTGCTTACGCAAATATTATGAATTATTGGATAACTCCGTACACAATATCTTATCACGAGAAGAAAAGTATGTATTAACATACGACATTTTAGATACTGAAAAATTGAAAACAAATAAATTAATTGCTTTGAAAGAAAGGCAACGGCAAATGAAGATTGGTGAAATTTGGCAAGAAGTATTAGGTAATTATAAAGGATGTATTAATTTAAAAACTGGACACGAAACAGGGTTAGATATTTTGTCTCATAATAGAAAATTTGCTATAGAACTAAAAAACCGAACAAATACTGATAATGCTTCATCTAAAAAATCGAACCTTGATAAATTAGCAAAATTTAAACTAGCTAATCCAGAGTATGTTTGTATTTATGCCAATATCAATGCGGATACCGAGAAAAAAACATTGAAAGGAAGTATAACAAAATTATTACATAATAACGTTGAAATAGAACATCAAATCGGTTATAAATTTATTAAATTTATTTTAGGCGATGATACCGACGCTATAATAGATTTTGTAAAAATTACAATAGATAAATATACATAAAAACTTCTACAATGCTATCGCTGCTATCGCAATAATTTAAGCAAAGACACACCCATATGTCTTGCTAATTCCACTGGAACCGCATTACCAATCTGCTTATATTGCGAACTTAGACTTCCGATAAATTCATAACTATCTTCAAACGTTTGTATTCTTGCGTATTCTCGCATTGTTAAGGGTCTCTCTTCCAACGGATGGCATCTTTCAGTCTGTTTTTGCGATGGCGTACATAGCAATGTTAAAGATGGTTTTTCCATAGACAACCGATATAATATTCCTCTTTTTCCACCCCCAGAATTATAACTATTTCCCAAATATTCCTTTTGTAATGTTTCAGGTAAATTAACCCAGCATCCGCCCTGTGGTATCATTCTAAATAATTTAATTTTTTCTTCATTATATTTTGCTCCACTCGAAAGAGGAACATCGAGCAAAACATCTCTTAAAACAATCTTCTTTTCACTTTCCTTAGGAAATTCAAAAGACCGAGATATGCTTTTTATCACTCCCACAATAAACACTCTTTCTCTTTTTTGCGGAACATCATATTTAGATGCATCTAAACATTTATAGCTGATGTTATAGAGGTCGTTTTTATTTAATGTTCTTATTATTTTATCTATCGTTTTACCTTCGTCGTGTGTTAATAATCCCTTAACATTTTCTATCATAAATAACTTCGGTTTTATCAAATTTAAAATTTCAATAAATTTTATCATTAAATCACCTCGCGGGTCATCAAGCCCTTTTCTTAAACCTGCTTGAGAGAATGATTGGCAAGGAACGCCTCCAGTCAATAAATCAACCTTGTCAATAAACTGCGAATAATCTATTTTATCCATAGAAGCACATACGACATTTGCATCTTGATGGTTATGTTTTAATGTTTTGCAACAATCACTATTGTTGTCATTTAATAAAATAGGTGTAAATCCTGATTTAATTAATCCAGAGCTTAACCCACCACATCCAGCGCATACCTCAATAAATGTTGCAGGAGATTGCTGTGTAAACGAAGTAAACGAAGTATGCTGAGTAAACGGAGTAAACGGAGTAAGAATTGTAGTCGTATTTATTTCATCGCATTCAGGTATTTTTTGTTTTACATTTATAAGTTCTAGTAGTTGTTGTTTGTTCTTTGAACTACACATCGTAATACCTAGTTCCTTACACTTTTCTAATAGGTCATTTTTACTCATCTTTGTAATATCCATCATTGCCTTGTTTGTATCTATGATTATAATTTTAATCAATTTTTTATATAACCATATAAAATAATATAGATAAAATAATATAATATTAGTATTATGATTAACGACGATATTATCTATGAATACGAACATAATAATCGAATAGTTATTATTGGCGATATTCACGGGGATATTAGGAGATTTAAAGATATATTAATAGACGCTAAGATAATCAACAAGAACATCGAATGGATTGCTGAGCCGAAGAATACCATCGTGGTTCAAATGGGCGACCAAGTAGATAGCATAAATAGAGATAGAACGCTTGGAGAATGGGAAGTCCTCCCAGATATAGAAATGATATATTTTACAAACCTGTTGCATAAGATAGCGTTATCAAAAGGCGGACGCGTAATATCTTTGATAGGGAACCACGAATTGATGAATACAATTGGCAATTATTCCTATGTATCTCCTAAAAGTTTAAATAATAATTATAAGAGACAGGAGTTATTCAAGCCAAGCGGAACATTATCTGCTATATTATCTCAGCGTCCTCTCGTGGTTAAGATAGGGCAATTATTATTCTGCCACGCGGGATTAACATTACGACATCTAGATATACTATCAAAATATAATAAGGACGTTTCTTATATCAATACAATTTGGAAGAACTTCATAAAAAACAATGCTATACTGGCTGAAGACAAAGAAATCTTCGAAGATATAATATTGGATGGCGATGGTATGCTATGGACGAGGGATTTAGACGGAAAAGAGGATTTAATAAAAATGCTCGAAAAACTTGGGTGCGTCTATATGTTCGTGGGGCATTCAGTAGTCGAGCAAGTAAAACTAATAAATGACCACGTATGGTATACGGATACTGGTATTTCGAGAGCATTCGGGAATACATCTTATCAATACATTGATATCTTCAATAATCAAATCAATATCAAAGATGTCTTAGCATAAAAAATGATATAAATGATATAAATGATATCAATAGTATTGTATATTAAAGATACACTACGCGATGGATACTTATGCATTTGACGCATTGATGGAAAGTAAGATGGCAGAAGTAATGAAGTTATACGAGGAGAAGACAAACGCAAGAGCAGCGGGCGCAGCAGGAGGAAAAAGTAAAAAAATGACTAGCGACCCCTCCGAACTCGATTTCAATAGTAAGAAGTTAATACGTCAAATAAATGCAGCACTTGACCATAAGCTTAAAGGTTCAAAGGTATATAAAAAAAAGTGCGCCGAAGAGTTGTCTAATTCGACACCGCAATAATGTTAAGAAATTAAATAAAATAAATAAACCATATAAATACAATACGCGTTATATTAAATATATGTCTACGACGGATATTAATAAAGACATTGACCTATGTCTATTAAAATATATCACGAACAATGGCGGCGGCAGCCACTGCAGCGGCAGCGACGATGACTTTAACGTTGACGAAGTAGCAACCTTAATATACAATGATAGCAAAGATAACAAGGAAAAAAGAACCTATAAATATGAGATAATTAAGGAACGCTTGGCGGATATTAACAAATACAGAGCAGAATTGAAAGAATTACTTAAATTACCATTAATGAAGCAGCGCTCCGATGAATGGTTTGAAGCGAGGAAATCGAGGCTAACCGCTAGCGACCTCTATGATGCAGTGAAGGGCGGCAATGTTAGCATAAAACTCGCAAAGAAGAAAGCGAACATCATAATAGATACCATTAATTACAATGCTATTCCAGCGCTTAAATGGGGGACAATGTTCGAACCTATGGCTACACGATGCTATTCGCAAAAGATGAACAATATTGATATTCACGATTTTGGGTTAATATGCGATAAAGAGAATAAGCATTTTGGAGCGTCCCCTGATGGCATTAATGAACTCGGGATAATGCTTGAGATTAAATGCCCTTATTCGCGAAAGATTGTTGATGGCGTAATACCCGATAAATATAGGATGCAAATTCAGGGACAACTTGCAGTTTGCAAACTGAAAGAATGCGATTATATTGAATGTATCTTCAAATCTATCGATGACAAAGAGGAATATCTAGAAATAGACCACAATACCACGAAGCACGGGGTAATCGCCGAGTATTACAATTCAAAAGGCGAGTATGTCTATTATTATAGCGATGCTGATAGAACACCAAAAGAATGCGTAGAAGATATATGCGATTATAACAACAATTTCAAAGAAAATCTGAAGTTCAGCAAATATACATTTTGGAGTTTAGATGAGATGATTATTCAGCGCGTGGTATTCAATGCGATTGCTTGGGAAACGATAGTTCCTAAAATTGATGCATTTTGGGAAAAAGTAGAAGAGTATAAAATGCTTCCAATAGAGATTGGAATTAAAAAATATAAGTTTGTCGATGATGATGATGATGATGACGCGAATGCGGACGATGTTGCCAATACCAAAGCGAATACTACATCGTCATCAAGGAAATAAATAGCAATACCTATCAAATTCCTTACTATCCTTACTATCCTTACTATCCTTACTATCCTTAATATTTTTTTTACTTTATTCTATAATATTTTGGTAGCCGATAGATAACGGATTTACAAAATACATTAGACTGAAATCAGCAACCGCGTCATTCTCAGTGTGGTCTAGGCATTTAGCGGTATATCTTGGTAAATCCTTATTCGCATCTATAACATACGGAGGATTTGAACTACCTAAGCTTCGGGTATTAGTGTCAGTTCTTGAACTATACTCGGTCATATTTAAACAACCGCAATTTAGGTTTGATGCCTTATTGCATTTTATAAAGCACATAGAATTATGCGTATAATAACCATTTATTGTAGTCTCTAAGAAGGTTTTTATAATTGCTTCATCTTCTTGAGCGGTCGAAGACTTTAGCGTCATCGCATTTTTATCATCTTCATTATGTTCATACATTGGGAACATTATTAATATTTGGCAATATAGGGATGATATTTTATTGGATATATCAGAGCTACCGCTAGTATTTGTTTCAGCGATTTCTTTGTTTTGTTCATCAAATGACACGTAATTATAGGGCTTTTGACTATTTATTATATCACTCCGAGCGTCAAAAAATTTATTTATTGGGTTTTCTACGCTGTTCTTTTCGTATTTGAAATAAGGCGCTTGGGACATACAAACATAAACGGGTCCTTTTATTTTTGATGCATAGGGCTTCAGTGGTTCTATTTTAGATTTCAGATAACTATACAAGGTATTCTCATCAAATATATATATTGTATCAAATATGTATTTAATATTACTGCTTCGCATTGTATATGACAGATTAGCAGGTGATATTTTTAAACATTTATAAGCCAATATATCGCTATAGTTCTCTACATCACAATATGCGGAATATTTATTTGTATTAGCCATTCTAGTTGCAGCGTTGTATTCCGATTTAGGATATCTATAATGCCCTTGTAGATTGAAAGGGGAGTTTTTGTTTTGCAATTCGGTGTTAGTATTTAAACTGCAACTACCTGAACCTCCTGTCGTAAACTGCAAATTATTCTCGAAGGTCTCCTTATTTCTAAAAGTAAATATTAGAAATAACGCACAAGAAATTAGAAATAACAACATTAAAATTAAATTTAAACTGGCTACTTTATTTTTCATATTACTATATATAATTATTTTTTAATAATAAAAATAGGTAAAAATAAAAAGATATTAGAATGGAGAAGATATTCGATATTTAAGAGGCACGGGTTAATGTTATAGTTGGAGCGGTTGTATAACTGCCATAATTAGTAAATGTTATACCTGTTACTGCACCAGCAGCAGAGATTGTCGCCTTCGCAACAGCACCTGTACCAACACCGCCACTAAATCTAACTGAAGGTTCAGCAGTATATCCTGTTCCTCCATTATCTATTTTAACACTTTCTATAGGCGCAGCAGCAAGTGTTGCAGTAGCAGCAGCACCTGAACCAGCACCAGCAGTTCCGCCAGCACCTGTCGCAGGTGTAATTGATATAGTTGGTGCGGTTGTATAACTGCCATAATTAGTAAATGTTATACCTGTTACTGCACCAGCAGCAGAGATTGTCGCCTTCGCAATAGCACCTGAACCACCACCGCCATTAATTACAACTGAAGGTTCAACGGCATATCCTGAACCTCCAGTATCTACTCTAGCACTTGCTATAGGAGCAGCAGCAAGTATTGCAGTAGCAGTAGCATCAATTGGTGTAGGTGCTTGTGTATGCGTGTGTCCTGAAGTAGCAAAAGTAGCGGGGTCATATTTAGTTTCATTAATATATAAATCACCAGTAATATGCACTTTGCCATCAACTATCTTTAATGGAGCAGTTGCTCCAGTGCCTTCAGTACCTCCTATATATATATTTCTTTTGTCTGCTGCACCTGCTTTATAAATATACAAGCTATCCGCAGTATTAACTACATTGAAACATTTTTCCCCATCCTTATTACATATTCCTAGTTCTTTACTAGTATCAGTATTTAATTGTAAGCCTGATGTAGCAAATGTTTTAGTCATTAATTCTAATCTTGACTTATCTCCTAATGCGTCAGTTCTATATTCAAACAATTTATTATTTGCATCACTATAGGACTTCGTATCAGTCTCTTTAAATGTAAAGTATTTATTTAAATTATGGTTAAAGGTATCTATATTCTTAAATGAAATATTGCTAGTGATATTTACGTAGTTGCTACTATTACTATCATTGAGGTTCGCTTTTGACACTAAGATATTACTAGTGATATTTACGTAGTTGCTACTATTACTATCATTGAGGTTTATTTTGGCTAATAAGACATTATTGATGACATTTGACGTGGAGTTAAAGTTGCGATTTATGTCTTTAAAGTTGGTGTTGAGGTCGGATGTTAAGTTGTCCTTGTAATTATAATTATCATATATAACATATCCTATGAAGCCTATAAAAGCCAACAATACTATAACTAGTAATGTGTATATTATATATTCAGCAGTTTCCATTAAATTATATTATCTATTTTCTAATAATAATATTTATTTTAAATAAATTATTTATGATGCAAATTATTATTCAACGATATCGACATATTTAATATCGTCGCTGCTAGCGCTAGCATTGCTGATAGTTTCTTTAATACTTATATCTTCGATAGTATTCTTAAGGGCATCAGCTGCGTCAGCAGCGTCTTCAAATAGTTCTTCTTCTAATTCTCCGCCTATTAAACTAGCAATGCTATCGCCGCTATCACCGCTACCAATGCTATCGCTATCACCTACACTTCCCTCTTCTTCTTCACTTCCCTCCTCTTCTTCCTCCTCCTCTTCTTCCTCTTCTTCAGCGCTACCTCCGCCTTCCTCTTCTTCCTCTTCATAAAACCCCATATCAGTATGTGCTCCGCCTTTTATTTTATCATTATATTTATCATAAGTGTCTGTCCATTGCTTAACATCTACAATTGTATTTTTAGTAGCAAAATTATCTACTTGGGAATTAAATAGCTGATAATCTATATCGCTATCATCGCTATCATCGCTATCATTACCAGCAGCGCCAGCAGCGCCAGCATCATCATCACTTCCGCCACCATCATCACTTCCGTCATCTCCTCCTCTTGCATTATTACCTCTTACTAATTCCATTTGGTCGATAGGCATATCTATAAGCTCAGTATTTAATCGCGGTTGTATCCCCATAGTTTCTAATTCTTGAATAAATAACTTGAAAGCATAAGGGGTTTGTATTACTGATACGTCATCATTATTACAATTCTTGCAGGTATTGATATTTTCTTTAATATTATGCGAAACCAATGTTCCACATCTTTTACATATACACCAGCAGAACTTATCAGACCTTTCCATCATACTTTCTTTTATAAAATTAGATATCCCGTGACTTAATATAGTATCGCGCTCCATTTCACCTATACGTAATCCTCCGCCTTTACGGCGACCCTCAGTAGGCTGTCTTGTAAGTCCTACAACCTTGCCAACACCTCGCGAATTCATTTTTTCGGCAACCATATGTTTTAATCTGAAATAAAAAGTGGGCCCCAAAAATATCTCAGTATCTATTTGAGTTCCTGTATAGCCGTTGTATAGGATTTCATTACCATATTTATTAAAGTTATTGTTCTCTAGCCCATTATAGATACTTTCTTGGTCTATCGGTATAAATACATTGGCATCGCCTAGTAATCCATCAATACAGCAGAGTTTTGCAAAAATACACTCCACTAAGTGCCCTATCGTCATTCGCGAAGGGATTGCGTGAGGGTTTATTATAATATCAGGGCGTATGCCATCTTTCGTATAAGGCATATTCTCTTCAGGTATTATCATACCTATTACACCTTTTTGCCCGTGCCGCGAACAATGCTTGTCTCCGAATTCGGGTTTTTTAATCTTTAAAAAGCGGACTTTGCAGATTGTCGAGTCATTCCCAGCGATTTTCTCTGATTTATATACTTTGTCGACCTTGCCAAACAATGAATTATCAGTTGATATCGATATATCAGTATGTATAATTTCCTTCTTAACATCTGTGAAAACGCCGTTCTTATATTCCTTAATAACCTCTCTAACATTTATCATACCTACAATAATAACCTCTTGACCTTCAGGGACATAGGTGCCTTCCTTGATAAACCCTAGCTCATCTAGGTAGTCATAGTTTTTATTTTTAATGCCAGCGATTTTGATACCTTTGTCTCGCATAAGAATGGGATTTCCAAATATAACCTTTTCATTTTGTGAAATTATTTTAGATGTAGCCGTAATAGATTTATAATAAGACAGCGAATTCAAGCCTCTTTCGATGGTCGCTTTGTTAATCATTATACTATCCTCTTGATTGAACCCTGAGTAGGTCATAATCGCGACAATAGTATTAAAACCATTTGCCATATAATCGCTCGAGGTATATTGCGCTATTCTAGTATTTATAATAGGTCGCTGGGGATAGTGAAGGACATAGCTCATTGTATCAAACCTTTTATTGAAGTTCGTAGAATATATACCGATAGCCTGCTTAGATTGCGCGGCGTGGAAGACATTACGAGCGGATGAATTGTGATTACTCATTGGAATATTCCCACTAACTATACTTAGTATTGTCGAAGGATGTATTTCCATATGCGTATGATACGGACCGATTTCATTTTCATTCATTGCTATTAAACAAGTGTCCGACTCCTCATTATCAAGATATTCAATACAAGCTGAAGAGTTTTCTAAGTCATCTAATATTTTAGTATATTTAGTTCTATAATAATTATTCAATTTATTAATATCACTTCCATTTTCATCATCGCTATCGCTGCTATCGCTACTACTACTGCTATCGCCGCTACTGCTGCTACTGCTGCTTTCGCTTTCTATATCATTGCTACTACCACTACCGATACCACCAATACTTTCATAATTTACTTTGCCAATACTAGCTAATAACCTACTATCTTCCTTAATGGCTTCGTTGCTACCATCACCGCTGCTACCTTTACTAAATATATTTTCATACAACTCTAAAATGTTTTCATTTGCAAAGAATGAACCTCCTCCTTTCCTTTTAACCGATTTCTTTAGCGGGTTAATATATTTGTCTATATAGTAATAATCATCGTTCATCTCTTTGCTATCTAAGGTATAATAGGTTCCATTAAGCATATCAAACCAGTTTTTAAAGTCATTCTCTTTGTTATATACAACGGCTTCATTCTTTTTATTCTTATCATTATGTTTTAGTATTAAAAGAGGTCTGCAAGGTCGCCCTGCTTCAGTAAATATTCGCAGTTCATTCGCAGTAATATTAAAGGAGATTGATATTAAAATATTAATTAACCCGTTGCGTCGATATGCTTTTAACAACCGAGTTATGAATAGCGGGTCGCCAGTGATACCAAATAGCGTTCCATTAACAAATACATTCGTGATATTTTTATGGCTATATACATTGCAATTCATTAATGGTATTACGCCGATATCTTGTAAGCATTCCTTGATATTTGCTACATCGACCCCAGCAGTTATCTTTGCTAAGAGGGCAAGGTTTTTAAGATATCCGATTGACGCGCCATCAGGTGTTTCATAGGGGCACATAATACCCCATTGCTGTGAATGTAATTTATGGGGCTCCGTCACCTTGATGCTTCGGTCGATGGGCATATTCACGCGTCTTGTGTGGGACATAGAGCCAATATAACTTATTCGCGATAAATCCTGAACTTTCCCTAGTTCTGGGTCGCTATTATTAATCAATCCCCATTGCCCCTTGAGGGATTTAGCGAACGTTTGCGTGATTATGAGGTGGTCAACTATCTTGTAAATATTATTGCTATTAATAAAATACTGGAAGTCTTTCTTGCGGTTCTTCCAAGGCCCGTATAAATACTCGCTATCTATCTTATTTCTAACATTATCTCGCAGTTTTATGTAAGCCTCTTGGAATAACTCAGCCAACATAAAGCCACTAATATCAACCCGCTTATATATATAGCTATCGCGATCACTTAGCGGTAGCAATCCTTTAGCCGCTTTTATGAATTGCAACGTCAAATATCCCAAGTATTTCTTCTTATTCTCAAACAACTCAATGTTAGGGAAAAAGTCTTTTGATAAAACCATTTTAACGTGCTCGATTGTCCCGTATTGAACGCGATATTTTAAGTAATCTATGGCTTTCTGCTGCGTATCTATTCGGAACTCTTTCTTATTATTAATATATTTCGCATCTATAATGCTGGGTCTTATTAAATTATCAAAATAATTCCTTTCAATCTCATTGTATCCTTTGCCGAATATCATTTTACATATCTCTTTATCACTTTGGACACCTATAGCGCGGAATAATATGAACAAAGGTATCTTCTCTTTGAATGAAGGTATCGAAACGTAAATCGCCCCCTTCGAATTCTCGTATTTGCCGCTAACGTTCTCTACATTTGTATCCCCGTCAACGCGAATAGGGTTTCTTACAAAATAGAATTGCACATTTGTAGGCAGCAGATTACCTTTGTCTGCGACGCACCGAATAATACCTTTGTGGCTAAAATCCTTGTCGTCCTTTAAAGCGGACACAAATAATTTATTAGTGACTATTTTCTCCTGCGCGATAATTACCTTTTCTTTCCCGTCAATTATAAAGTAGCCTCCTGTATCATAAGGGCATTCTCCTAATTTCATCAGAATACTCGAGCCTTGATTTTTCAATATGCAGATATCACTATGAAGCATTATAGGGATACTTCCAACGGCTACATTCTTGAAAGAGACGTTTTCTACATTTTGCTTATCGCCGTCCTTAGACGTGATGCATACGAGAACGTCGGCGAATATATGCGTTTCATAGGTTAAATTACGCATTCGCGCATCATAGGGCGTTATTAGTTTAGGACAGCCATCTTCGTATATTATAGGTCTGCTAACGCTTAATGCGTCCCCTTCGCGGTCGCCAATAAATATCTCGATTTTAAAGACCTCTTCTTTGTTGTCGTCGTATTTAATCATTGTGATAGGATTGTATGACTTAATAATATAAGGTATCTGGTTTTTAATGAACTCGCGATAGCTATCTAAATGATGCCCAGTAAATGGATACCTGTGATTTTTGAAATATAAATCCAATATGTCCCATTCATTATTAATCATTCTAAATATTTATTATTCTATTATAAAGAACATAATATATAAAAAAAAATAATACAAACCCTCGAATATCCAACCTTCAACGTTTATTAATCCCCAAATCATATATTTCAAAATTGCCGTTAATATTTGATAATATCAAACTCGCTGGCGTAATATACATATTTTTAATAATTATTTTGACAAAGCCGCGAAGGTCGTAATTATTCTGATCGTCATACCCGTATATATTAAGAACCATATTTTCAAACTTCAGAACCCTCCTTTTAAAGCATTTCAAACTCCCGCTCTGATGGGGTATTCGCGTCATCCTGTTGTTATTTTTGTATAAATATAGATACCCCTCGCTATCAAACTTAATCTCAAACTCCTTATTAAAGGATTTAAAGGATACCCTATCAATCTCTAGCGTATCCTCTTCATTAATAACATAGTCCTGTTTTAATAACATATCCCCCCAAGGAAGTGTGCAAAACAAATCTTCGCTAAACTTTGTTTCATCTATCTCAACCATCGAGAAGATAACCTCTTGAAGATTTTTGGGACCCGGATATTTACTATTCCTAAAAGATAGCTCCTTTAATATGTTGTTATTATACAAAATAGAATAATTTTCATCATCAGTCCCTGCTTCAATATATTTTGTATTAAATTCTGATAATTGAGCATTTATAAAATCTGATAAGTCTAAAGCCCTTTTTACATAATTACCATTTTCATCTTTCTCATTTGCATCAGTGCAAATAATTTTTTTTGAATTGCTAGGGTCTTTAATGCACTTACCTTTTCCTTCTCCTATCTTCTCACATACAAATTTATCAATTGATTTATCATATTTATCACCCAAACCTTTTTTATATATTTCTATATTTTTTGCGCTGCAATATGTTGTTATGTCGAGGTCTGCGCTTAATATATTATTAGTTCCACGATATTGTTTCAAATCTTCATCATTAAATTTCATCATATGTTTACTATAATAAGGTGTTTGAAGGCAACTTTTTGGAAAATAAGGAGAACTATTAGGAACTAAGGAATTCATTTTATCATCATTTGCATCATATTCTGGTAGTGGTATGTTTTCTTTAGTAGTAGAAACACATCCCAAATTATTACATATGTTTGTTAAATCATTCCTAAAATAATTTTTCCTTATTATTGCTTTTCCCCTGTCTTTTGTCGAGCCTCTTGTAATAATGTCTAAATATTTAGAATATTTACTAGTCATCAGTTCCATCCATCTATTCTGCTTAGAGAAGGCATCTAATGAAGGGAACAGCGTATATGTAGTGCTTCCATCCTGTGGTTTTGTTGGGTCATCATAATTAAATAGATTGGGTATATATAAGATTACTTCATAATCACCTTTAAATATATTTTCGTTATTTTCATTAATCAAGACCTTCGCCATCATCGCATAGATAGGCAATGGAATACCAGTTAGCGTATCAGGTCTTAGCATTGTATTTTTAATTCTTATTAATTCTGCTTTGATTGTCTCATAAATTTTTGTTTCATTTATTCTGAATACACGACAATATATGTTGTTATTAATATGTTCCTTTTCAGTGTATTCTTTAAAAGTCATAAATAAGCATCTTGAATGTTGCAAAAATTTAGTATTCTGTAGTATTATATTTTTCAAGGTTGTATTGCATTTATTCAAATCATAGCCTTCACCGCTACAAAATTGGCTGTCGCTATTGCCATATTTGAGCATTTATATCAGATATATCTAATATATATTTATATATATAAAAATAATATATCTTATATCTAATATATCTGATATCATTTTCATTTTAATTTATACCATCGCAGTAATAATATGGATGATGATATGGATACTAATATGACTAATGCGGCAGCGGCGACAGCGGAAGAGAAGGCGATTATGAATGATATAAATAATCATATTGATATATGCGTATCAAATAATTTGCATTATGATATCGCTCTAGTATGCTATAAATGTTTGAAGGACAAGCATAGATACGTAAGCAAGACTAGCAGTTCTAGCAGTTCTAGCGATACTAATAATAATACTTGGGAATATTTGACAAATGCCGTATGGACTACTGATGTTAATAACAAGCAACTTATATATTCTATAAGAACTATAGTATGCATTGCTTTTACGAAGCGCTCTTTGTATTGGGAAGATGAGAGAGAGAATGAAAAGTATCCCGATACTTCAGTAATCGCAAGTAAATTATTGCAAATTAGTTCAAAACTCAAAGATAATAAATATATATTAGTATTAATTAAAGAGTGTAAGCAGTTTTTTATGATATGAATGGGATATATAATGCCCGAAGTATTAACGACATATATAAAATATTTAAAGCAAACTACAATTTTAACATAGCAGATTTTAGAATTAAAAAGGTGCCTGTTTCCATATTTGATAAATTTAAAGATGAACTATTAACATCCAGTAATAAATATTTGAATTACAAATTTGCACATAATTATATGACGACGTGCAAAAACTGCTATCATATAACATACAACATCGGCAGCAGCGACAGCATCGGCAGCAGCGACAGCGCCGAATTAAATATGTATATTATGATGCGAACTAAAATAACAAAGAAGATGAAGGCAGAGGTATTCAAAAATCTTTATCGCGTATATTTGGTATCAAAGATATACGATATATCTAAATCTGGCAATTATAAGTTTAATTATTATATTATTATGAACCCGAAGAAGAGATTTATGCCTACTAAGAAAGGCGAACTAATAGATGTGATTAATATTAATGGGGGCTTCACGTATATTAATAAAAACGAGATATTTATTATACGCAAAGAGGACTATAACAAGGTTATCATACACGAATTATTACATCACAATGTATTCATCCATAGAACACATTGGGATGCATCAAATATCAGGAGATTAAAGGCACATTTTAATATTTGCAATGATATGCTCTTAATACCTAATGAGACGTTAGTAGAAACTTATGCGTGCGTATTGAATACGATATTTTATTCTCTGGAAACGAACACTAGTTTAAAAGAGAATTTTAGAAAAGACCAAGAGCATTCGATACAATTAACAAAGAGAATACTAGAAAGACAGAATGGCAAAAAATGGAACGAAAAAACACATTCCTATTGCTATATTGTTTTCAAAACAATACTTTATGTATATTTTAATCTATTTTTAAAGATATATAAATACCACAATGATACCGAGATTACTGATTTTATAATCAAATATTCTCACAACATCTATAAGAAGATTAATAACCTAAAGCATATAAAGAAGGTACCTAAACTAAACACCAATGGGTTAAAACAAACAATATATTAAGAATACTCTTTATTTCTTATTTATTTCTTATTTATTTTTATTTTATTCCTTATTTTATATTTAAGAAATCTATATAATTTATTTAGTATAAGTAAATTGTAATCGCATAATGTCTATTGAAGATATTAATTATATGAAAGAGAATAGTATAAAACAGGCATATACCTTCATAATTGATAGTTCTGATAGGGATCGTAATATGTATCCTAATCCCAATAATTACGTTGTTAATTTTAGCACCCCTTTTAAGAACATTATTGGTATGGAAATAATTGATGCAAGTATCCCTCGAGCAATGTATACGATAGACGTGGACAATAATGAATTGTATTACTATATAGGCAATGACGCGGACGATGAAATAATAACGGATGGGATACAAATAAGTAATAGCGCCGATTTGATGCTTAGAAATGGCGCAGCCGTAGTCAATAGTTCTAATTTAGAATTATCAGGCGGAGGATATGCAATTCTTCGCAATTCTATCAATATCTATAATATCTATAAAGCGAATGATATTGCTGCTACCGCCGCTACCGCCGCTACCGCTAATACAAATGTTATTAGAAATGCTACGATTGGCGGGGCTACGCTAGGTATCACGTTCAATCTAAGCGTCAAGCTAACAATCGCTGAAACTAATGTTAAATGTAATATTATAGACTTCAGTTATAACCACGTATATACAATAAATAATATATTTAACAATATAAGTATTCAGATTGAAAAAGATGCAGAAGATATATATATATTGATTTTTACGATTGGCACACGGATTATAGAAATGCCAATCTATAACTTTGATATTACTAATAATCACTTAAACATCTACTGGTCTATTCTGAATTCTACTTGGTATATTGGGCTATTTGATGAAAATCGCAATGTAATTAGTTATGATGTATTCAATAATTGCGATGTAATAAAGAACGTTTTCTATACGAGGAAATACATAGGTAAGAAATATGATACTGAAAGCAATTGGAATAGTAGCAATGTATTACTTTTAAAAGACTTTAAAATATACAATATAGCGATGGCATCTTCTAACGTGATGATTAATACGATTGATAGTAATCTTGTGCGCCCTCCTGCAACCTTGCCGATATGGTATAGAATGAAGGAAAGCAGCGAAAGCAGCGAAAGCAGCGAAAGCGATGATAATACAATTATAAACGATGGCTATAATTATTCAATCGATTACAAGGATATCTTTAAATATATCTATATATCGCCAGGTGATTATACGTTTAAAACATTTATAACAAAATACAATGAGTTGACACAAAATAATGATTTAGAAATAATGTTCAGTGAAACCACAACACCGCCAGAATTATCTAATTTAATAGACATATTTTCAAAAGCCCCTTTAATAGTTGATATGAAAAGGACGACATTGTCTGAAAACTTGGGCTTTGATTTATATCCTACGACGAATAACACCGACAGATATATTAGCAAATCCCCGCCATCGCTAAGAACTGATAGCGTTTTGGCGAAGATGTTTTATAGCCGCTTAAACAAGAATTATAACCCCAATGTTAGCACCGATAACAAATGGATAATAACATCGCCGGGTATCGTATATTTTATAGGTAATAAATATATTATTATGAGATGCCCAGAAATCGAGGAGCATTTATATAGGTCATTATCATATTCAAAATATACGCTAGGTCTTGCTAAGTTTCGCGTAGATAGTGTAGGTATTAATAGCGAAAAACTAACTATTACCAAGATACCCGTGCGTGAATTTCATCCTATCGGAAAATTATCGCGAATGACACTGCGGTTTGAAACGAATAGGGGTTCTCTATACGATTTCAAGGGAATAAATCATAATATTATATTTGCTATTTTTTATTACGAACCTGTTCAAAAGAATGTCCCTAAAAGATCTATATTAAACCCTGAATATAAAATGAATTACATAGATTACCTATATAAACAAGAAGAGATTGAAGGCGATTCGGACGATGACGAAGATAATAACGAAGACTACTCAAGAGATAACATTGATGATTACAAAACAAAGGAAAAACAATATAGTGAAAATGGTGTTAAATTAATGCAATTTAATAATTACTTTCAAGGGAATGCTGGTGTTGGTGGCGAAGCCGCTGGCGAAGACGAAGCGGACGCTGAGGACACTGGAGCAGACGAAGACGCTGAGGACACTGGAGCAGACGAAGACGACAATAGCGATACTGCTTATTAGTCATTCTTAATTTCCTCTGTAGGGTCTGTTGTATCCTTAGCAACCTTAGCGTCCTTAGCGACTACTGGAGTTTCCTTAGCGTCCTTTGAAGTATCCTTAGTATCCTTCGAAACTGCTGGTGATATCTTCTTTAATTCGTATGTAAGAGATATTAAGTCCTTTGCGCCTATTTTATTCGTATTAATCTTTTCTATAATACCAGTTATTTTCTTCTTTTCTTCAGCATCAGTAAGTTTCTTCTCATAGTCTGCGAGAAGGCTTACTAATTGCGTTTTAATATCACTATCATCCCCAACAAAGTTTTCATATGTTCGCGATACTGAGCCGCTCCCCGCAAAAGCACAGCCATATAAGAGAACTATGAAAATACTTATTGCAAATATTAAAGACATATATATAAATAAACTTTCATAATCTAGATTATTCATAATATATTTATTCTGTTAAAAGCTAAGATATTTATTTAAGGTTTAGGTATAGCTTGTTCGCCCTTCTTAGCCTCCTCATTAGTGTCAGTTTTAATTGCAGGTATGCGCGTACGCATAGGTATAGGTTGTTCGCCCGTCGAGATTGCCTTATTTTCCTCAGATATCTTTGCAATTTTTGTCAGTTCTTTTATTATTATAGATAACTCTTCGACACCTATTTTGTTATTATTGATTTTCTCTATGATACCATTTATCTTCTTCTTTTCGTCGGCATCAGTAAGCTTCTTCTCATAGTCTGAAAATGTAGTTGCAACTTGTATTTTGATATCTGTAGGGTAATCTAAGAATTGCTCATAAACTCGAGGCGATTGCACGTTTCCACACGCGAATACACTGCCAAATAATAGAAATATGAAAATAATTATTGCAAATACTAAAGACATATATATAAATAGGTTTTCATAATCTAGATTACTCATACTATATGATTTTTCTAATTCTGTTAAGAGCCAAGATTTTTATTTATTTTCTTAATAATAAATTAATGTGTTTATATAGTATAGATAAATAAATATAAATGACTGAACTTAATTTATTATACGGGGGTGATAATTTATTGAATGATAATAATACTATGGATAAGAAAGAAAGCGCATACTCTTCTAAAATATCCAGCCAGCAATTGCATCAAATCGCTCTTAATAACGATGGACACGGCAATGATGATAAGCAAATGCAGCAAATGCTGCCGCCTCCGCAAAGTCAATCTATGCAAATCGCGCAGCAACAAATAGCAATGCAAATGGCACAACAGCAACAACAGCAAATGGCGCAGCAACAAGTGCAACAGCAAATGATGCAGCAGCAGCCGTCCCAAAATACCACCCAGCAGCAGCAAATGTATAAGAATAAGAACGATTATAACTTCCTTGACAGAATGAATATGAAAAAATCAGAGGTTATAAAACTCGCATTGTTTTCTCTAGTGATTGTGCTAGGTATATCCATCGACAGGATGCTAACATATTATGTATCCAAGTATATTAATGATAATGTCCTAACGGATTTCCAAGAATTATTGCTAAGATTAAGCTATCCTATAACTATCTTCTTATTGTTATGGATTTTTAAAGCGATCTAAGTGAATACTTGTTATTTTTATAATATATATATATAAGAAACTTATAAATATTTGACGATAATGGGAAGTAATGAAATTAAAGAATGGGTTTTTATTGCAATTGTAGTTATGTTATTGTTAGCGTTGATATTTTTATCTGCTCTGAAAATATCTATCTTTTTTAGTAGCTTCCTATTTTTATCCAAAAAGAAAAATTATGACAAAGCAAACTATATAGCAAATAGTAGTTTTTATCAATATTTTTATAATAACCCATTTTTATTTGGAGAAATAAACATCGAAAAATCTATTGCAGCATTTCTGATAGCATTATTAGTTGTCGCTATCATAGGAAATCTGGGCTATGGTGCTACAAATTATGGATATTTAAATTATTATTATGGCGACAATGAAGAATACGACTTTGTAGATTATTATATAAAAACCATTATGATACTGGGTGTTATCTATTTTCTTTCTTATTTAAATTGGTTTTGGTTCTCTAATGATAAGGCAGAAGACGATAAATTGCTTACTAATGAAGTCGCATTAAAAGCCTTTGTGATTGAAAATATTGATTATACGTATTTATATGATTATTATAAAAAAGTAATATATTCAAAAGCAAGTGGTGCTTATGATATAAATAGTTATATTCTCCAATATAAGCCAGGTAATGCATTGAACGACCAAAATACCTTATTCAAACTATGCTTTACAATACATATACTTTCACCAAATCGCACTGAGTTTGCAAATATACAAAAAGAAATATTTAGTATATGTAAAATTACTTATGAAAAATCTACAACAGATGAACAGGCAAATGCTGCTTCATTTGAACCTAAGATTACAAAAGCATTAAAAGACAGAACCTTTTATATTATAGCAAATTATAATAACAATAACAGCGCCGTATTGCCACCATTAGAAAAATTAGTGAAGGATACTTTGAGTTCCGTTTCTGACACAACTATAAAAAATATTAGAGATACAAAAATAAGGGAAATACAAGAGAATAGCCCAGATATTTCTACGATGAAAAGCACATATGAACAAGGTCGTTCGCATTTCACAGATACCATAAAGGTATATAAGGAGGTATATGGCAAATACTATACATACTATATATACAGCGTATTGATAACGAACTTCCTCCTAACATATTCGATATTGATATTTTTTTATATTATTATAAAATATCAGGATAGTTTTGAGAAACGCCTATATAGCATATATAGTTTCAAATCCGACATAAAAACATATGGGTATTACATATTGGGGCTTTATTATTTATTAACAAGTCCTATAATATTATTCGGCGCAGCTTAATAATTAATTTATAAATATAAAATAAAGAGATAAATATAATCATATTTTAATATAATGGGCGAAGGTTTTCTTAGCTTTGATATTAAGACGCTTATCTTTATCGTAATTATTATTATAGTATTAATATCATTTGTATCTATTCTGACATTAAATATAATAAGCTATATTTTATTTACAATCTACTGCATAAATGATAATATAAATGATTACACTTCTGAAGACCCCACAAAAATTACTTTGGAAGATAAATATAAATACAGGCTACTCAACTATATTATAAATTTCAATGATAGCGCAAAGAATTCTCAATACTCTCTTAGCACTAATTATGATAATAACTCGTCGGACTTATATGTCCACGCGACAATTGTATATTATAATTACATAGTAAAGCTACTATTATTCATAGCGATTATAATACTTGCCGCATTTTTATTTGATTTATTTATTAAAGCTATTGGATTTGTTAATGATAAGTATTGTAAAAGTGATACTAAAATCCCTTTCTTAGTTAGCGAAATTTATAAAAACGATAATTATATTTATAAAATTATCATCATCATATTCATATATATTTATTTACATAGTTTAATATACACATTTGGATTTAATAAATATATATACAAGGATTTATATGATTTATATGAAGGGGGCGATGGTAAATATAAAGCAGCCGATATGGTAGTTTATCTAATTATTGAAACAATACAGAAGAATAAAAAAACAGAAGAGACTTTCTCAAGTTTTTTGAGTGATTTTAAAGACCTTTCATTTGATAAGCTGCATTTTAAGAATTTTTTGAATAAAGACTTTGGATTAGCAGATAATGCTAACAAAATACTAACCGATTTAAATAGCGATGGTATATTAAATAACAACAAATTTATAATACCAACTGGTACTACTCAAGAAAAAGAAGCAAATATTAATAAGATGTTAAGAAGTATATACCTAACAAATACTGCTGCAGACTTTTATAATGAACCTGGAGATGCCCCTGTAAATAAAAATCAACAAGCCCAAGATTTGCTAGGGGACAAAATATTTATATACTTAATATATCATTATGTAATATCACATAACATAGAAGACCCATTAATAATACACAAAATAAATAACATATTTCTAAATCTTTTTAATAATATCCACACGAAATATAATAACGATTATGCTAAATATTCCAATAGTACATCGCCTGATTCTACTCCAGCATCCGTAGCATCCGTATCCATAGATGATATTCTAAATAAATTTTCAGGAAAAGACATTGATATTAAAAAGATGTATAATGAAATAAAAAGTTCCTATACAATCAAACAATTATTACCTGCTACTATAAAGAAAGAGGATATATTAGATAAATTACACGACAATGCTGATTTAATATTAAAATATATATATACATATAAAAGCATAGAAACACCTACTTCTCTGCCATCAGATAAATTCTTGAATTACGCAGTTGGCAGAGGGAAAGAGTTTCCAGATGCAGATAAAGGAACCGATAACATATATTTTTTGAAAAAGAAAATATTTAAAAATATCAATACTTTTGCAGATAGTTTCTCTGATTACTTTCAAGAGGATAAAACGCCTCTTAAGGTTAATACAATTGTATACAAGATTAATCTATATCTAGCCGTAGAGATGATATTAACTGCAGTTTTCATACTAATTGTATTATTATTACTATATAGTTCAAACAAATACCCAGATTTAGAGAAATACATTAATATTATGATAACTTATGCTATCATAATTATAAATGAAGTTATATCTGCTATATTTGGTATTATATAGTATTGCAGACACAACACAATGATTACTTGATATAATTATTATAATAGTTAATATACTCCATCATTGCGTCTTCTGTGGTCATACCTTTGATACTATTCCACGCCTTCCATTTTGCGTGTTCCCTAAAGAAGATACTATAAGGCTCACTAATATTGCAATCTCCCATTGTAGCCTGTTTATAAAACTTATAGAAGTCTAATTTAATAGTATCAGGAAGTTCTAGCGTATCCATATCAATATTCTTAAGGGCTTTGAGAACACTTTCGAATTCTGAAGCTATTTCCATCGTATTACCTAGTATTATATTATTATATAATACGATATCTTTATATTATTTATATTATTTATATTATTTATATTATTATTTATATTATTATTTATATTATTATTTCTTTTTTATAAGTTATTATAATAGATAATTAGGATTATGAAGAAGACCCCATTTGTAATAATCTTTGATATAGACAAAACTATAATAGGAATTGTTAATATATTAGGGAAAGAATATGACTTACTCGAATTTATCTATAATACCTGCAAGAAGAAGGGTATCCACGCAGTATGTCCTCCAAGAGATGTTTTTGATATGCAGGAAGAATTGAATAACGGGCTATTACGTCCATTTGTTAAAGAATTCATAGCGTTTTGTAATAAGAAGTTTAAGAATGTCGAAGTATTTTTTTACACAAATAGCGCCTATGATTGGACGAATAATGCACTCGGAAAAAATATAGAGAAGGCACTGAATATCAAGGTTAATCGCCCATTTTTTACAAGAGAAAATTCGATATCTAATAATAATTATAAAAAATCATTAGTAAATATATATCCTACAATTATCAAATCATTGTGTAAGAAATACCCCGCAATAAACGACGATAAGATTTCAGAATATGTATTCAATAACAGAACTATATTTGTAGATGATGTAAAGGATAATATCTTTGCATATACCAATAGGCAACTAGTATGCCCCGAGTATAAATATTATCATCACTATGATGTATATGATAAATTGATTACCAAATACAAAATGAGCCCGCGTATATTTGATGACAAGGATATTCTAAAGTATATGGACGATAATAGTATATATATCTACAATAAAAACGGGAATGCTTTTCAACAAAATAAGGAATATATAAATCTTGCTATCATATTCAAAGCAAAATATTCAGAAATATCTAGGGGAAATGACACATACTTCAAAGACCTTATTGCAGAACTTTCAAAAAAATCAGTTAGCGATGATTGCATAACAGACAAGAATATAAAAGCATTAAATAAACTGGTTTCAGCCAAACCTAAAGCATAAAGCCATCACAACTCCTTCAGTCGTATTATCATCGTATTATTTTCAATAACAAATTTATCTATAATATTGCGTATCTCATAGTGTATATAATAACCTTCGGTTTTATTGACGTATCCGCGATGTCTTAGAATTGTTCGGTATAACTTAGCATTTTCATTCTTTATTTTTATAAGATTTTTATCCAAAGTTTCATCTTTTATATTGCCAGCATACCAGCAAAATAGCCCCGTGTCGTAATCGTCCTTCAGCAATTTATTAACGTGTATGTTATATGCTTCTAGATGTATCTGATAGAACTCATATAACTGGCATCTAATAAACTTCCAGAAAGACAGCGCCATCAAGTATATAGCCGCGTAACAGCAAAAAGTCCCATCGTATTCTAGCACAAAATACTCGCCATTATCTTCAATATATATATTATATATGGCATTCCTAGAGTTTTTCAAAAAGGCAATAAATGTATTCGCGATTTTTTTATTCAAGTAAGCAAATACATTAGAGGCTATCTTTAATTTATTTATATTTGCCTTCGATATATGATTAGATGTTAAATGATTTTTATAACAAGATATGATGCTACTATGAGGTTCTCGCTTCCTATGCGTATTTATGTTAGTCAATAAATGGTTCAAAAGGTTTAACTTTGGCTCTTCCTGATATACGAGGAATTGCTTTAGATTATTGTAATGCTTCCTATTCTCAATACTTGCTCGCAACTCATTCAATACAAGGGAATAATTACTTTTATACACGCGATTATAGATGAGCGTCTTGATGTCTTCTGGCAATTCCCTTAAGTAGTTATATTTGAATATCTGAGTAATCTGAGTAATCTGAGTAATCTGAGTAATCTTAGAATTTGGATTGCTCATCTAATTATTATATTTATTTCTAAATATCTTATATGTGTTTGGGATATTTATGATAATTATAATATAAAAAAATAGTAATAATTAGGATATATATATTAGTTTATGATAGCATATATTATGGGTTTAATATAATATTTCTTTATTCCCTTACGGCATTATAATGAAACCATTATATTATAACCTCTTTTACCATAGTTATTATCGATGTCGACACCTTTGCTATTTTCTTCCCTGTAATTTAATTTCTCAAATTCCTCCTTGAATTTTTTCTGCGTTTTCAAACGTTTTATATTATTTTGTTCGCACCACTTTTCATATATTTGAAATATATCTTTTATTCCAAATCTTAAGTTTGCCTTATCCGTTTTTTTACAGCAAGAAGTTGCGAATAGCAATATATCTTTGTTAATTAATGGTTCAGTAGGTATATTCCCTTGTATATCAACATTTTTAATAGCGATAGGTGCTACTATATCTAACGAGATAATATCAGGTTTATCTTTATCATACAAATATAACCATCCATCGGGTGTTTTCCAATAATATTTATTCGGCAGTTTATTATGAACATCTATAAAACATTCGCTATCTTCATTCGCATTTCCGTTTGTATATTGTTGAATATATTTATCGATAAATTTTGATTTGAATAAATCACCATTATTGTCTTTCCATAATAAATATTTATTTGTATTTGGACACCTATGAATATTTTTATCTATATTAATAGTATATTTTTCAGGTTTAAATATTGCTTTATATTTCTTATTATTAATTTCATCAACAATTATAACATTTGTTGGTTGCATTACACAAGTATTTTGTATTGCCAATGAGTTATACGATGATATCTTTTTTTCATCTATATATTTCATAAATTTGTCCTTGTATTTTTCACTACACGAATGTGTAATTGTATATGTTTGAATATGATTGTTAAATTCTTCATCATAACAAAATTCTTCTAATTCTGAATACCACATTTTGTCCTTATTATTTAAATCATTGTATGTTATTGAGGTTATTTCATTAATACAATTATAATCAGGTAATTTAGTTTCTTTGCACCATTCACTTATTTCATTATCAGTCATATCATCTAATGTGATTAATTTATACCCATTGTTTTTTCCATCATAATGTTTAATTACTTTTAAATTTTTTCTTTTCTTTACCACATCAATGTATTTCATATATTTACCAAATTTACAATCCCCATTATCTAGTATGCTTCCTAATAAAACCTTTATATCTTCCCAACTATCACAACTCATAATATATTTTTCAATTACTTTTATAAATTTTACATAAAAACTTTGTATTATATCTTGTACTTCATTTGTAGTCCATAAAGTAAGCTTCATATCACCACTTTTAAGTTCTGGGTCATTATATTTTCCCTGCAATCTTGTTCTTTGTAAAATATCGGTGCAGTTTAATGATGCGTGAGACACAAAATATTGGTCAGTCAAATGAAAGGAATACTTACCATAATCATCGCTTGTAAAAGAATACCCCCTTTCTCCATACTTACCAGTTATTGTTATCACCGATTTGTGAATAATAGGGATTTTACTTTCTTCAAAGAAAATTCTTAATAATTTATAAACATGCTTAATATTTAAATCTTTCTTTGTATCTATATCAAAATAGCAATAGTTATTAGGTAATTTTTTAGATTTTTCAGTATCTATAGAGTTTGTCGAAAATTCTTTATCCCCTTTATATACACCGCCTTCTTGCCATAATCTTTGGTTTGAAGATTGGTTAGCATCCCATTCAGAGAATTTTAAAATTTCTTTCTCATATTCTTTAGGAATATATAATCTTAAACATTTTCCGTGATATATTACAACAGGCAGATGAGGGAAATCTTTGATTATTATTTCGACTAAATAGAATTGGTTGGCTCTTATTTTTTCTTCACTTATCAATAAAGAGTTGTATTTAATTGTAGGTCTCCTTAGTATTTCCTCTATTAAATTTTTAATATTAATATTGTAATCCTCCACAATGTCATAAGGTTTTTTTTTACGAGTGTCGCTATCAATATAGTTCCACCAAGGTTTGATTTGCGTAGTGTTAAAAGTTATAGAATTATTTAATAATCCAAAATAATCTTCAGACCTTTTCATTTTATGAACTTTACCTATGGGTATTTGTATATCAATATTATCACTTACTCTTGTAGTAGCATTACATAATAATGAATTCGGTGTGCCTGTAATATGCACGACATATCTTACCTTCTTAGATATTTTGGCAATCTCTATTTCACATGCAGTAGTATCTTTTTTATCATTATTATTTGTTCTATCATTGGAAGATGTTGCACACATTAAATCACCTTCGTCAATTAATGTGGTTATATTAACAAGTTCATCATTATTCGAAATATACTCACTAAATTTTTTATTAAGTTTCTCTAATTGTGATGGGTTCATTAAACAACACAATATGTCCGATGAATTTATTGCTTCCTTATTATTTAATTTATCAATAATACCATTACTATTAATATCTTTTAGTTCTGGTAGTTTATAATCTTTCCAATATTCTACATTATTCTCATCAAAATAATCTTGGAGTTCAGTATTAAATTCTTCAAATAATGATTTTATGAATTCAATATTAAAATTGTATTTTTCAGTGCCGACTATATCTTCTTGCAATTGTTTTTGGTCTATTGTTAAATTTCTGAAAATGTATAAAACAGGTCTATTAAATATATGAACGGAAATCCACATAATTATACACGCTTGAACACGTTTTCCAAGTTGTATGTCTCCCCATAATAACTCTATTATTGATTTTTCATTTTCTTCTAAATTAAGTGCATTTAACAATTCTTCCTCAAATGAAGGTGATGAACTAATGTTTTTCGGAATGTGTTTTAATTTTATTGGTTTACCTCCCCAATTATGTCTCTCTAAACTTTCTCCATTGATGTATCTGCATTTATCTAACATAGAATTGATAATCTTTTCAAGTGGTTTTTTAAATATGGATGCTTTTTTCTTGTAAAAGACCTCTATTTTTTCGTGCAGATAAGTAGTCATCTTATATCATATATACATTATTAAGTAAGCAATTCTTAAATCATTTTTTAATATAAAAATAGATTTGCCCAATATTTTTATGCCTAATTGTATTACATCGACTAACTACAATTTTATGCATCTAATGTAGTTTGTAGTTATGAAAATCATACCATTCATTATATATGATGTTAGGATAGAATGCATCTTTTCTAGTCTCCTTATGTTCTATATAAATAAAAAATTGATAATACATATATATTTTTCATTGAATATAAATACATAATGGCGCAAAATATTCAAGAACATCGTTGTTCTGGTTGCAGGTGTTTATGGGAACCAACTGAAACTGATGTTAAACCTTCTGGTGTTGTGTATAAAACTTGTAATAAATGCAGAGAAAAAAAAAAGCAATATAAATTAGCCAACGCTGATAAAATAAAAGAACAAAGAAAACCACGAGATAAGCAATATTATTTAGCCAACACAGATAAAATAAAAGCACAACAGAAGCAATATAATTTAGACCACGCTGATGAAATAAAAGCACAACAGAAGCAATATAATTTAGACCACGCTGATGAAATAAAAGCATATCGAAAGCAATATAATTTAGAAAATAAGGATAAATTAAAAGCACAGCAGAAGCAATATAGATTAGACCACGCTGATGAAATAAAGGAAAAAAAAAACCATACGTTAAACAATACTATTTAGACAACGCTGGTAAGATAAGCGAATATCATAGGTTGCGATATTTAAAAAACTCTGATAAAATGTTAGCAAGGCAGAAGAAATATTATTTAGACAACCCTGAAAAGGTAAAAGAACAAAGAAAACGATATAAATTAGCCAACGCTGATAAAATTAAAGAGCAAAATAAAAAATATCGTATAAACAATCTAGATAAGGTTAAGCAGCAAAAGAAAAGATATAAATTAGACAACGCTGATAAAATTAAACAATATTATAATGATATTAAAAATAATAATCCTTTGCTATATTTAGCAATTTTACAAAGAGGTCTAATAAATCGCTGTATGAAACTAACTACAAAAGACAAGAAGGGGCATTCAATCGAATACTTAGGGTGCTCTCATCAAGACTTCTATAATTTCATTAAAATAAAAATGGATAATTGGAATACTGATAATCCTGAAAATATAATGACATTCAATAATATTCATATAGACCACATTAAACCCATAAGCAGATTTGATTTCGTAGATGATAATGAATTATTAGATTGTTGTAATTATACTAATCTACAACCATTATTAGTAATAGACAATTTAAGAAAAAATAATAAATGGACTGATGAAAATGAAATATTTTGGAGTGCTAATATCAAGGGAAATGTTGAATATTTTGATATATATATGTAAATAATATTGCATTATCTACAATATTCCGCTAATATACCTATATAACACGCTTCGCGAACATATAAGAACATATCAATTATATAATGTGATAATACTTAATCTTTTTTAATCTTATAATACTAAGATGATCGAAGACTACCTAGCATATACTAAGACATACAAAGAGAAATACGGGGGCAAGTGCATCGTATTAATGCAAGTTGGCTCATTCTTTGAGATATATACTATACACCAAAATTCCGATACGTCCCTTAATAATGATGTGTATATTATAGCGGAGTTGTGTGGTATCCAGACATCGCGGAAAAATAAGACGATATCTGAGATATCAATCGCGAACCCCGTAATGGCTGGGTTTCCACTAGCATCCCTTCCTAAATTCAGGGATAAAATCTTAGCAAATAATTATACTATTGTATTAGTCGAGCAGGTATCCGACCCTCCCAACCCAGAACGCAAAGTGACAGAGATAATATCGCCAGGCACTAACGTTAATATTGTAAATAAGCGGAGCAATTATATAATGGTCATATATTACGAAGTAATCGAAGGATACATTATAGCAGGTATTTCGGGCATTGATTTGTCTACGGGTAAAACATTCGTCTATGAAGTATCATCCTCCAAAGACGACCCTGAGTTCGCCAATGACGAAGTATTTCGCTTCATATGCACTTATAATCCTTCAGAACTAATTATAATAAGCGAGGCAATCAGCGACGATTATAAGAAGAGGATACTCAAAAATCTAAATATCAATAATATTCGCGTTCATTACAAATGGGAGAAATATGAGCATCTATCTTTTTTTAGTAATATAAACAAGCAGCGGGATATACTCGAGAAGGTCTTTGTTGTTAAGAAGGGCTTCTTGTCTATCATCGAGATACTGAACTTGGAAAAATATAATAATTCGCGGTTTTCGCTATGTTGCCTTCTAGAGTTTGCTTATGAACACAACTCGGACATCGTGAAGGGACTAGAAGAAGCCCCTGAAGTATTTGAAATGCATAAAAATATGATTATAGAGTTTAACTCAGCGATACAATTAAATGTTCTCGGGTTATATCAAGGTGATCAGCCGTTAATCGATATATTGAATAGATGCTCGACTGCTTTTGGATACCGCACATTTAAAGAGCGCCTTTTGCAGCCTATGATAAACATTGAGGCAATCAACAAAGCTTACGACGACGTAGATTTATTATTGGATAGCAGCAAATATTTGGTTGTTAGAAAGCATCTATCTTCTATAATGGATTTGGAGCGACTTAAAAGGAAGATGAAAACGAATAAGATAGCCCCGCAAGATTGGATATCTTTTAATGACGCATTAATATCCGCGAAAGAAATCAGGCGGATGCTAGATTTTCCAGAAGAGATTATTAGCATTACCGCGATTGATAGCATAATATCGCAATATATAAATATTATAGATTTGGATGAAGCAGGTAAATACAATCTAACAAACTTGCTGGATAAATCGAATATCACTAACTTTTTTAAGAAAGGTGTTTATGAGGATATAGATGTGCTATTCGACAAATATAACAAATCCTATGAAATTATTAATTCATATTGCGAGAAGATTACACAAATCGGCGATAATGATGCAACGATATGCAAGATAGAAAATAATAATCGCGACGGCTATTATCTAACAATTACAAAGAAACGCTTCGACAACGCTATGAAAAACAAGAGAGAACTGATGAACTCTTTTGAAAAGAAGTTATTATCATCTTCATCTTCGGTGTATAAGCTAACAAACGCCGCTATAATTGGCGAAAGCAATAATATTGCCGAGTATAGCCAGCAAATATCACAAGCAGTTCTTAGCCATTACAAGGATTTTGTGATTAGTTTCGTAAATAAAAATGGGAATATCTTAGATATCTTAGTAAAATATTTAGTTCGCGTTGATATTGCCGCAAATTCTGCGAAGAATGCGTTCGATTATTGCTACACACGTCCTATAATAGATACGATAATAACCTCTGAGAAGTCCTCTTTTATCGAGGCTACAAATATGCGACATCCAATCATTGAGAGAATACAAGATGATTTCCAATATGTCGGCAATAATATATCGCTAAATCAAAATGGTATTCTGCTATATGGCATAAATGCGTCAGGCAAATCTTCGTTTATGAAAGCGGTCGGTTTAAATATCATTATGGCTCAGGCGGGGATGTTCGTATCTGCTTCGACATTTAAGTATTACCCTTATAATAGCATATTTACGAGAATATCAGGGTTAGACAACATTTATAAAGGGATGTCTAGTTTTACAATTGAGATGACGGAATTAAGGAATATTCTTAAAAGATGCAATAAGTTCAGTTTAGTTATCGGAGATGAAATATGCTGCGGGACTGAATCAATATCGGCGATTTCTATTGTAGCGAGCGGAATTGATACGCTAATAGATAAAGGAGCGTCCTTTATATTTGCTTCGCATCTTCACGAATTAACAAAACTAACGACTATAAAAGCCAATATCAATAAATCTAAGCTATTTGTTAAGCATATTCGAATAACCTTTGATGAAAATAATAATATCATATATGACAGGGTAATTCAAGAGGGGCAAGGAAATAATAATTATGGCATCGAAGTATGTCGGACGCTAGATATGCCAATGGATTTTATGAAAAATGCCGAGTTAAATAGAAAAGAGGTCGAATGCATTAACAAGAACATCTTAAATAAGAAAAGCTCGAGGTATAATTCTAAAATAGTCATTGATATGTGTAATATTTGCAATAAGAACAAGGCGGAGGAAACGCATCACATCATATATCAACATACGGCTGATAAAAATGGTTTCATTAATAATGCGTTCCACAAGAATGCGAAGCATAACTTAGTTGCTATATGCAAAGAGTGCCATCTCAAAGAGCATACTGGTAAAATTAAGATTGAATGCTGGGTGTCGTCTTCAAAAGGTCGGAAACTAATATGCGATTATAATTATGGAAGCGGTAGCGCGGGTAGCAGCGTGAGCAGCGTTGCGGATGATAGCAGTTGTGTAGAGGATAGCGGGATTGACGGAGGAACTGACTATGATAGTGGTCTCGATGATGATAGGTAAATTTGCTTAATGATTTAGTAAAAATCCTCTAATTATTTTTATCAATATATATAAAAAGAAAGCACATATATAGATATAACAAGGAACAAAAAATAAAAAGATGCGTGTTATTAAGCGTAACGGCGAAATGGAGGACGTTAGTTTTGATAAGGTATTAAATCGGTTGAAGAACCTTTCATCTGGATTAACTATTGATGTTTCAGAGATTGCCCAAAAAGTATGCTCGCGTATTTATGATGGTGTCAAAACATATGAGTTGGACGAACTTGCCGCGCATTTGTGTAGCAGTATGTCGATAGAACACCCCGACTATAGCCTATTAGCATCGCGCATTATAATATCAAATCATCATAAAAATACGTCGCCATCGTTTAGCGAAACCATACAGGTATTATATAATAACGTGGATAATCATAATAATCCTATTCCTCTTGTATCTGAGGAATTATATAATATTGTTAGTAAAAATAAGGAAAAACTTAATACAATCATAGATTACCAGAGGGATTATTTATTTGATTATTTTGGATTTAAGACACTTGAAAGAGCATATCTATTGCGCGTTAATAAGAAGATTATTGAGCGCCCTCAGCATATGTGGATGCGCGTCGCTATTGGCATTCACGGCAATGATATTAAGGATGTTCTCCAGACATACGATTTAATGAGTAAAAAATACTTCACACACGCTACACCTACGCTATTCAATGCTGGAACAAATCGCCCGCAATTGAGCAGTTGTTTTTTGTGCAGTATTAATGATGATAGTGTATCGGGTATTTTTGATTCGCTAAAAGAGGTCGCTTTAATTTCTAAATATGCTGGAGGTATTGGTTTGCATATTCATCAAATTCGAGGTAATGGCAGCCATATCAGAGGAACGAATGGAACGTCAAATGGTATCATACCGATGCTAAGAGTTTTCAATAATACTGCTAGATACATCGACCAAGCAGGAAAACGTCTAGGTAGTATTGCGGTATATCTTGAAACGTGGCATTGCGACATAGAGAGTTTCTTAGAGCTTAAGAAAAATCACGGGAGTGAAGAGGACAGATGTAGAGATTTGTTTTTGGCTTTGTGGATTTCAGACCTTTTTATGGAAAGAGTTAAAAGCGAAGGCAAGTGGTCGCTTATGTGTCCTGATAAATGCACGGGGTTAAGCGATGTATATGGAGATGACTTTAAAGAACTATATGAAAAATACGAAAGCGAAGGCAAATATGTTAAGCAAATCAATGCTCAAGACCTCTGGTTTAAGATTTTGGAGGCTCAGATTGAGCAAGGTGTTCCCTATATTTTATACAAGGATGCTGCGAACAAAAAGAGCAACCAGAAAAACTTGGGAACTATCAAGTCGAGCAATTTATGCGCAGAGGTATTGATTTATTCGTCCCCTAAAGAAACTGGTGTATGCAATCTGGCTTCTATATGCCTCCCTTCATACGTAGAGGATGGCAAATTCAACTTTGATAAATTACACGATATTACAAAGGTTATCACGAAGAACCTGAACAAGGTTATTGATAAAAACTTCTATCCTATTGAAAAAGCGCGTATCTCTAATTTAAAGCATCGACCTGTAGGTATCGGTGTTCAGGGACTTGCAGATGTTTTCATAATGTTAAGACACCCTTTTGAAAGTGAAAATGCCAAGCAGTTAAATAAGGATATTTTTGAAACTATTTATCACGCGGCAGTTGAAGCCTCTATGGAATTATCAAAGAAACGCCATAAAATTATTAATGATATGAAAAATATTAATAACAAATTATTAGACGAGGATATCAATAACTATATTAATGAGTTTGAGAGGGATATCCCAAACCCTAAATATATTGGTGCTTATAGTTCATTTGAAGGAAGCCCTATTTCACAAGGCTTATTTCAATTCGATTTATGGAATACACAGCCTAGTTTGCGATATGACTGGGATAACCTTCGTGCTGACATAAAGGAGTATGGAGTTCGCAATAGCTTGCTGCTTTCCCCGATGCCCACTGCTTCTACGTCGCAAATTATGGGTTTTAATGAGAGCTTTGAGCCATTCACTAATAATATTTTCCAGCGCAAAACATTGAGCGGTGAGTTCATTATCATTAATAAATACTTGATTGATGATTTGATTAGCAAAGGTCTTTGGAATAAGGATCTGAAAGATACTATTATCTTACACGAAGGAAGTGTGCAAAATATCCAAGAGATTGATGATGAATTAAAAGCGATTTATAAGACGGCGTGGGAGATTAAACAGCGCAATATCATAGATATGTCTGCAGACAGAGGGCAATACATTTGCCAAACACAAAGCCTTAATATATTTATGGAGGAGCCCGACTTTCAAAAGCTGTCTTCTATGCATTTTTATGCACACTCTAAAGGGCTGAAAACGGGTTCTTATTATCTCCGCACAAGACCTAAGGCGAAGACACAGCAATTCACAATTGACCCTGATTTCGCTAAAAAAAAGAGAAGATGTGTTGAAGATAACGGAGATAGTTGCTTACTATGCTCGGCATAATAATACAATAATACTTTACTTTGATATCTTTCATTATTTTTTATGAATTATTATATAAATATATATTGCTATTATAATATAATGTCTTCTACAACTACCACAAATATAGAACCTCTCCTAGAGCCTAATACTCGTCTTACTATTTTCCCTATAGAGCATTATGATATGTGGGAAATGTATAAGAAGGCTCTGAGTTGTTTCTGGACATCGGAGGAATTAGACCTAAGCAAGGATATGGCTGATTTTAATAAATTAAATAATAATGAGAGGTTTTTTATTAAGCAGATACTTGCATTCTTTAGTTCGAGTGATACCATTGTTAATATTAATTTAGGGGAGCGCTTCTTAAATGAAGTTCAAGTGTTAGAAGCGAAGTTTTTCTATGCTTTTCAAATGTCGATTGAGAATATTCATTCTGAAACTTACTCGCTATTGATTGATACATACTTCAAAGAACCTAGCGAAAAACACGAAGCGCTTGATGCAATTAATTATATGCCTTGCATTAAGAAAAAAGCAGAATGGTGTTTCAAATGGATTAATGATGAAAGCGCGCCATTCTCGCAAAGACTTATTGCATTCGCATTAGTAGAAGGTGTATTTTTTAGTGGCGCTTTTTGCAGTATTTTTTGGCTAAAAGAAAGAGGTCTTATGCAAGGGCTATCATTCTCCAATGAATTAATTAGCAGAGACGAAGGTATGCACGTGGAATTCGCGGTTCTTCTATATTCAAAAATAGAAAATCGTCTATCTCAAGAAATTGTCCATAAGATTGTTAAAGAAGCCGTTGAAGTCGAGAAAAACTTCATTATCGAAAGTATCCCTTGTTCAATGCTTGGGATGAATGCTGATTTGATGTCTATTTATATTGAGTTTGTTGCCGACAGGTTATTAACACAATTAAATTATGATAAAATATGGAACTCTAATAATCCCTTCCCTTTTATGGAGAGGATATCTATTGAAACAAAAACTAACTTCTTTGAAAGCCGCGTTTCACAATATAGTAAAGCAAACGTTGGAAGCAAACAAGAGCACAATGATATGCGCAAATTCAGTCTTGATGCTGATTTCTAGTAATACTAGGCATTCGCATTGTATTATTTTTATTGTGTAGAATATATGAAGAAGACTTCTTATACTTAAAGAAATCTAATATAATTTTATTTATAATGAACCGATTTCAAACAATTTTCAACGAAATTAACCGCTTTATAAAATATATGATTTTTGATGAATACATTATATACTCCAAAAAATACTTTCATTGTATGAATGAAATCATTATTGTATTAGATAATACATTGAGCAAAATACATAATATATACTTTAAATATATATTATATCCAAAAATAAAGGCATTATAACTTCTTTTATTGTATCTAATATTCTTATTGGATACGCTTAACTAATATCTTGCTGCGAAAGGCATAGCTTGATTTCACCTAGAGATGCTATGGTATATCTTAGAATAATTGGGTAGTTATTTTTAAGATATATTTCTACTGTGTTCGACAGGTTAGTGCATTTTGTAAATATAGACAAGTATTTAAGACTGAATATTCCTTGAATTATTTCTTGGTCTTCTTCGCCGCTATTCTTTTTTATTGTGATTGCTTGCGATTTCTCAGACCCTAAGATAGTCTCCTGATGGCAGAAGTCCCCTTTGCAACTCAAAATCAGTTTATCATTAATGTTCCTGAACTCAATGAATTCGGCTAAATTATGCATATCGCGAATAATCTTTTGAAGATACGAAGAGGGCATATTAATAATCGTGTGAAAATCCACAGGAGGTATTTGGATATTTAGCACATCTATGTCTAGCACAGACAATTTATAGTTTGTTTTATAGTTCTTCTCATTGTTATCGATGGTAATACCAAGATGATTTGGGTCGTCTTTCAAGATATATAATGATAATATGTCGTTGTTCGTAATTGTCTTTATAAGCGCGTGCAGCCTCAGCATATTTATCCCAACATATTGCTTCTTCTCGCATTGATATATCTCAAATTTATCCGCTTCAAGTTTAAGATGTATCAAAACAATATGCGTGTTATCCATTGCAACTATTTTAATACCTGTCTCATCTATCTCTAAATTAACATCCATAAGTATTTCTTTCAGAGCATCTATTACTTGTTTAAATGTAGAAGCCTGAATTGTTTTAATATTTAGCAAATATATATTATTATCATCCATTTAATATTCCTAATGGATTAATCCCTTATATATTTTGTATTACTTACTTGCTCCCGACCTTTTTCTTTTGCTAGGAAGAACTCCTTGCTTAGCACCTTGCTTAGCACCTTGCTTAGCACCTTGCTTAGCACCTTGCTTAGCACCTTGCTTAGCAGTATCATCTATTTTACTTTCAATAGTCAATACAAGAGGTTTGTGGTCTGTCATATTACCATATAAATTATCTTTTAATTCTCCAAAACCATCATATATCTCGGTGCTGAAAGTATAATTTTCACGTAATGATTTATGAACCCAAAAGTGGTCTATTACATTGTTTCCTCTTGAATTTGTTGGATTTATTTTTCCGTCAGTTTTTATATTAGTTGGCTCTATATATTCATAACCTCTTTCTTGCAATAATTCAAATGGTGCATTATTCCAAGAAATTAATTGGTCTTTACTTAAAGTCGCCTTACCTTTATCACCACAATTGTTAGGACATTTTTGTATTAGATATACACCAAGTTTGTCTTGCAATCCTGATTCTTCTGCAGTTAAAGAGCTTTCTGTATCATCATCCGACGGAAATGATGATGCTTTCTTACTACAAGAAACATAGTATGCTATTTGGTCATCGTACATTTGATTTAATAAATCTGGATCCTCGCAAAAAACAGAATTAAAATCACCCGATATAATACCAGGTCGTTGATTTAATACTTTTCTCAATAATTCTAGTTTAATATCTAAATATATTTTAAATGTAGCATCGCTTAATTCTGTATCTACAAAACGCCCGCCTTCTAAATGTAAATTTGCAATAGTAATACCAAACCGAGTATCCGTTATAATTATAGCATTTCTTGGCACAATACCTTTGCAAAATTGTAGAGAGGTGCTAATACACATATTAAAAATAAACCTCTTTGTGTCTTTTTCTTCTTTTAATGAATATGCTTTAACACTTTCACTCGTATCATATACAATATCGTGTTGGTCTTCTTGCGTAAGCAGCAAATCTACTCTCTTTTCACTGATTAATTTTTTAAACTTTTCTATAAAATTATCTCGTTTTGTATTATACCCATTCCAACTATAAGCATTTAATAAGCATACTGCTACCTTTTTTTCTTCATTTACGCCACCAACCTTCTTCGATTTTTGCTGAATAAGATGCTTGTGCTCTTTTTTAACTACCCCATTCTTTT